GTAGAGGAAGATAAATATAAGATAGCAAAAGATATATTGGAAGAATTCAAACAAGCAGAAATAGACTATAAACCATATACGATAACATATAACGATTGGCTTGATAGCAGGATAGCAGAGTAATCCCTCTTATGGGATATATACACTAACATATTGCGAGATGATATGTCAGTAGTTTCCTAAATGGAAATAACTGGAAATTAAAAAGATTTTTAATTATATTAACTTATACTTATGAACAAACAACTCTCAGAACTTATGGAGGCAGACAAGAATATCCAGAACCATAACTTCAATATAGTAGTAGCCAACAAGATAACACCAACAGAATACCAGCTAAGGATGGATAGGTTGAGTCGTTGCTACCAGAAAAGGTTATTCGATATTATGAAAGAAGAAAAATAATTTAACCCCTTACCATTATTAAATCATGAGAACGTTAAAGTCTATAGAGTTATGAAGCACTTGTTGCGGAGCGACAGTTTATGATCCAGGTTGAACTGGAGAATGAATATGTACTGACTGCAAAGAACATTGCTGAATAGCATATTCCAGAGAAATCTCTGTCATGGTAATGGACTTCGCCAACGGACGAGTACATCACCATGTACTTACAAACGATGAATACATAGACGAAGACGACGAAGAAGGATCACGAGTTGAGAACTGGGTTCATAATACATATTGAAACGACTGTGAATTTATGTACAGTGCTGATAAGTATCTAGAGTTTTTAGATCATAGCAATTTATCACCATGAAATTCATTGACAAAAACTGAGTAGAACAGCAACGCCAAGAATGTCAGGTTTACACCAGGGTTATGGGTTATTTACGTCCCGTAAATAATTATAACATTGGTAAAAAATCTGAGTTCTATTCACGTAAATGGTTCACTGAAAAGGCGACAGCTAATTCAGATTTTATTCGTAAATATTCTACACATGTGGACACGATTAAAAAACTTCCTTAAACCCGACATACATATCTATCGGGTAGACTTCTTTAATTCGTATGAACACATATCATACAAGAAAAGAGTCAAGAAGTTGTTAGATGAAAAGCCTAATAACTAATAGTTTTTGATAACTAAAGGTTATCGGAAAAAACATTTTACTCTTGATTAATGTATTTGTTTTGCTATATGGTAGATAATATTTATCCTAAACAAAATCTTATGCATATAGCCTTAATAGGTTTACTTAAGAAAAAAAATGTTTATGAAGATATGATCAAAGAACTCGCTATTAAATACGGACTTGCTGATGTAGACATTCAAGAGTTCTATGAGATCTATCCATGAAATGTTCGTTCGTTTAAAAACGACGACGAGAACAATATTAAATTACTTTTCCAGGATATTATTAAGTATCCTGTTTTGTCAGCCGAAGAAGAAAAAAATTTAATTCTTCGTTATCAACATGGAGATAACCACGCAAAGGAATTGTTAATACTACATATGTCAGGGTATGTTGTTGCTGTAGCAAAAACATTAAACTGACTTGGTATGTCATTCTTAGATTTAATATCAGAATGAATGCTGTGACTAGAAAGAGCAATCACTATGTATGATATCACTAAATCTAATAGATTATCTACATATGCTCATGGTTGGATTCATAACTATATGTTATGTGCACTATGAAGATTTAATGGTTCATTATCTCTGCCACCACATACAATAACAGAGATTAAGTTTATCGATAATATGGAACAAAAATTATTCGAAACATATGGTAGACCACCAACACAAGATGAAATCGCTGGTGCTGTATCAGATGCAAACTATTTATGAAGAACCATATTAAAAAGCAGAGTAATTGATTTATTACATTTAAAACAATGAACTTTAAATTTATGACATTGTAATGAAGATTCTAAAGATGACCTAGGTAGTCACCTTATAGATAATACTACATTAACTCCGATAGAAGAATGTCAGAAAAAATATATGAAATCAAATATACTATATATAATAAATAATGTTCCTATCAAAAGAGATGAAAATATTATTAAGATGAGATATGGATTAGACTGACCAAGATATACGCTTGAACAAATTTGAAAAAGTTTGTGAATTACTAGAGAAAGGATAAGACAAATTGAAAAAAGGTTTATAATTAAAATACAATCTTCTCCACAACTTATAAAGTTTTTATCTTCATAATATATATTCCTATGAAAATTAAAGAAAAATCAACAGGTGAAAACCCAGGATTTATTTTAAATGTTTCTTTCAATGGTAAAGATTGATCTACTTCATTCATGTCTAAAGACATGTCAAAAGATGCAATCTCTTTTCTTATTGGAATAAATATTGCAAACTTTTTAAAACATTCTACAACAAACAAAGATGAATATGTTTCTGCTTTAGATAAAGTTTTGGTAGGTATAGAAAAAATTACCGAAGAATTTATTGGACCATCTTTTGTTGAAGAGAAAAAGGCTGCAACAAAAAAATTAGTAGAACAAATCAAAAAAGATGTGCTTGAAAGAGCTTGACAAAAACATAAAGTATCCAAAAAAACAATAGTTAAAAAGAAAAAATAAATATAATAGGTGCGAATACTTTGCTTACTTGTGCCTATTCTATATAATGTTATTTCGTTAACTAGTCTTTTTGTCTTTTATGTGTACTAGCACTTCATATTTATTTATTGTTATGACTGGATTAATTTTGCAGGTTCTATGACTTTTATCGACCTGATTAATTTACCCTATTTATCAATGACCAATCGAAGTTATCTCTACTAATGTAGAGATCCAAGCATTATTCGTAGCACAACAAGAAGAAGAACGCAAAGTTTTACAAGACGAGCGTGAACGTAATTATCAAGAAGAACAGAAACAAATAATCATTGAAGATTATTTCACATTCGCTAAGAAGATCGGTAAGATAAATTATGCAAGAGGTTGTGCAGGTGGCTATGAGATAGCAACTAAAACAGCTGACTGAACTTATCACAACTGCGGAAAGAAATCTTTCGATTGCTGATGAGCAATGAAAGCGTACCTTGTAGCAAAAGGCATCACCGACTCATATGGTATCGCGTGACTTAATTCTTCAGCACTTTACGATCTAGGGATCCCTAAAGACCCGAGAGCGGCAGACCGCGGTGATTTCATGTACTGGAAATGATTCGGCGCAGCATCATCATGAAACAGTTCAACACATTTCTCTGTAGTATCAAGACCATATGACTGACATAGTATGTGGATCTTCGATAATGTCGTACCTTGAGGAGCAGACAGATATAATGAAAGAGAAATCTTTCTATCATGTAATGAATATTCATGTACACATCTAGGTAAATATAAGATATATATATCAAGTAATGGTGCTTACGAGATGGCTAGTACAGCTGGAACAGAAGTATTACCACGAGTAGACACAACCCCTGATGTGACAGGAGCGACATTAATGTCGATAGTTAATCCAAATAATCCTAAAGGTTATTACATAACTATCACAGGTTATCCATATGATAGCGAAGCAAACCGTATAGCTAATCGATGGTATATAAGGAACAAAGATAAAGATATGATATGAACATATCTTTGTGAAAACTGAGGATTTAACCCGAGTTCCGTATCACATACAAACGATTACTGACTTTGTCAGTTGTCATATAGATACAATAAACAACTGATTGATAACCCATTACGAGAGACATTCGATTTCCAGAAGCAAGCTTGTCTTGATAAATGGAATAATGTAGCAAACAAAAATCTACGAGTTTGTTATGCTAAACGCGCATCATATAAAACTAAAATAGTGGATATGACATGAGCGTTCCGAACAGTAGATAGTCTTTAATATTAATATTATCGCATGAAACTATCCCCAGTTTTAGTAGTAATTATTGGTTTTATCTTACCGTTCATATATGGGATAATGCTATTATTTGCTGCTATTTTTAATACTACAAAAACAAACGGTTGTATTCATACACTCCTAGTTGGTGAGTGATGAATATCAAAAGCAGTCTGTGTAGATTTTAATTCATTTAAAATGAAAACTCATGAGAGTAATATTAGTTCCACTTGAAGACAATTATGAAACTATTCAAGTTCGTACAACAGAGCTGGAGTCCTTCCATACTTGCGCATTCAAACACAAGTTTGCCAAGAATGACTTTAGTAATAATGATGCATTATTATTTGGATCATTAACACATGCTGTTCTTCAAGCTTACTTCTTCAAGCCAGAGGCTTGATATGATACACTCGACATCTTATGTCGTGGTTATGCTGATCGATGTAAAAACATTAGAGACTATATTGTTCTTACAGACGCCAATAGATTAAGAGAACAGTATTCACTCATCTGTTCTGAATATCAAGTTGTCGTAGAAATAGAGATGTGAACACATCTGGTCATCTTATCGGGGACGATAGATGCGATTTCGAAGGCACCAGACAACGGACCATACACGCTTATAGATTTCAAAACATCTAAAGCAGAATGGAAACCAGAACAATTCGAAGCCAAGATGCAGAAGTTTATCTACCCACGATTATTATCAAAGCTTGTGTGAGAGGAGATGGTTAAAGGTTTCGACTATATTATCTATACCAAACATGTTACTCCTAGACTCCAGGTACTTAAGTATGAATGTAACTGGACAGAGATCGAGGAGTTAATCAAAACTATACTTACCGATTACACACATGCATTGAAAACGAATATGTGGAATCCTAAGATATGTACATCTTGTTTCTTTTGTCCTTTAAACAAGACATGTCCGCTTAAACAACTAGGGACGTTTGATGAGTTTTAATATGTATGTAACCATATGATAAATAATAACATAAGGGGGCAGGGCTGACTCCGTTAAGGATGCCGAGGTGAACCCAGTGAAAAGCTGGGCCCCCTTGATTTGCTAACTAAAGGTTATCACAAAATTCATATACTATCTTGTATTTTTAATCGCTTACAACATACTTATGCCAACTAATCCGTTTGAAGACATCCTTATAAAGATGGCTGAAGAAATTGTGGACATCGGTCCTAACATGACAGAAGATCAAGTATTATTTATTTTACGTAGTAACTTGAATCCGTTTCCGCCACAGGTTCAAGATAAGTTCCAATCACAGTTTAGCGTAAAGAATCTTTTAAATCCTAAAATTTAATTATGACTATTCAAATTAAAAAGTATTCGCCTACCGAACACAGACTCAAAGCTTTAATTTATTGAAACGCTAAAACATGAAAGACAACTTTCGCAGGGACGGCACCAAGACCGCTGTTTATTTGTGCAGAGAATTGACTCCTTTCAATAGCCAGCAAAGCACCTGACTTTGTAGAGGTGAAAACGCTCCAGGAATTGAAGGACTTATACAGATGGTTAAGAGACACCAAACCAGATTACGATACAATCGTGATTGACTCACTATCTGAAATATCAAAGATTATAAAGGACAACCTTACCAATCAAGGGTCAAAGCAAATGATATTGAGAGACTGGTGAATCTTCAGCGAGGAAATGATGCAAGCTGTAAGACAAATTGTCAATCTTCCATATCATGTAATTTGTATAGTGCATACCAAAGAAGTATTAGATGAAGCAGGCGCTATAGCCTTCTATGAATTATCTATTGAGACTAAAGCAAAAAACGAAGTGACTAGATATTTTGATGTTATTGGATTCTCATCTATAAATAAAGAAGGCGAATATAATATATCAATCAAAGGCTCATCAAAGACTCTCTGTGGTGATAGGAGCAATACTATCGACAAGGAGAATACGCCTCTCGATGTACAAGAATGGATTACATCAATCGCAAAATTATCTACAACAACACAAACAGTAGTTAAAGAAATTGAATCTGAAATTGTTAATGAAGAGTTTGTTCCTTTAGATACTCTTGCTGTTCAATATGACAAGATTAATATTTCATTGGATAAGGATAATTCGCCTGCTAATAAAAATATTTTGAAAGTAAATATAAGTAAAGCAAAAAATCTAGATGACGCCCAGAAGGCTAATCTTATAGCATATATTGAATCTAAATAATTTTAAGTACTTATCTTCCCCCGATGCCTCAGCAACTCGATGAGTATGGTCGTGCTTATACTACCGATATGATTACTGCTATGCAGTATCGTATCGAAGATAGGCAGATAAATTATCATGCAATGCAAAATTGATATGTTCCTCCAAAGAAATATATTAATTTTTATACATATGATAAAGTTACAAGAACATATCGATTGCCTCCATCATGTTGAGTCGGGCACAAAAAATGAACCGATATCAATACCCCAGGAGAATTATCGTTATTTGGATATCAACAAGAAGTAGTACAATATTGTGTAGATTTATACAATACCAACAAAAAATCATGTATGATTATATCATGAACTGCTACGGGTAAAAGCCATATGGTTATGGGTATTATCTATGCTATTCATCATAAAACAGTTATAGTAGTTCCAAACACACTTATCGGTAAATGATTACAAGATAAGTTGGGTTGATTACTTGATGCAAGATTCTTAATTGCTTCACAAGTAAGAAAACTTACAACACAACCAGATGTACTTATTGTGACAGGAGCATCGTTCAATAATCTTTTTAGTTGGATTAATGATAATTATGACACCATTATCTGCGATGAGTGACACCATCTTTCTACAAACAGGAAAGATCAACTCAACATGTGGAAAGGGGACTTCATTTGCATGCTCACTGCAACACCCGAAAGAAAAGAATATGGTCTTGAAGGGTTTGAAATGTATCTCTGAAATATACATGATACTGAAAGACAAGCCTTACCAGTTAAGGTATACACCTACGAATATGATTATGATTACACGATAGACGAAGTGATCAAAGCCCAAAGTGGCTTAAGTCCCGAGTCGCCTGAATTATATCGTAGATTATATTGTTATAATCCTCATCGTATTGGACATTTAGAACAAATTATATTGTATCTTAAAACACAATGATTTAGAAAAATAATTGTATTTACAGATAGAACCGCACATATAGACTTAATACAAAACATTATCCCTGACACTATCAGACTCACGGGATCAGAAGACAAGACAAAATTCTTGGCGGATATAGCAGACAAAGAGGATTATACAATCATCGCTATGTCTCAGTGTGCAGGGGAGTGATTCGATTTACCAGCATTAGAGTGTTGAATATTATTTATGTCAACATCTTGGAATAATACAATTGATCAAACGGCTGGTAGAATTAGAAGATTCTCTTGAGATAAACAAGTAGCTTATTATATAGACTTCATCGACATTTTAAGAATAATGTGATGAAAAAAAAAGAAGTTATGACGATACGAAAGATCTCGTATATACAAGAACAAAGGACGAGACGTCGTCCCGTTCGAAAATCTTTTATCTTTTTAATACAATCACATGGTACCAGAAGAAACATGTTGCGGACAATGACAAACCTGTTCCGAAAAAAAACCAACCCTTACTGACGCAGTCTTAGGTAAGCTTGATACACTTATCATGCAATCACAAGGTTTTGCTAATCTCATACACAAAGTAAGAGATGTTCTTGGAATTTATAATCCATCTGCTTGAATAAGTAATTCACTTAATAGAGCTGAAGAGTCTACGCCAACACCATCTGAACCTACTATCTCAGATGCTGCTCGTAGAATGACTAGACTTATTCAATCAAATGAAGAAGCAATTATGGACTTCGAAAATTTATTAAAGAATTTATAGTATGTTCAGACTTGCTCTTCATCTTATTGGGGAAGTGAAAAATTTATTGAAAAAAAAACCAAAAAATAAACATCCAGTTCCCCATAAGACCAAATGGCGTAAACGTATGAAGCAGTACAAAAAATTACTTGTACATACACTTACAGCCTGATGGAATGTAGATCGTAAAAACGAATATGTACCATTGAGAAAGATCAAAACCATTGATCCTAATGTTGCTTCCGCTATTGCTAAACTCTACAACGAGCAGGAAGCGGCGAAGAAATATAAACAAAAAAAAGAATCAAAAATTGCGATGACTAATCACGCAATGTTTAGATTTCAAGAGCGTTTTAATTCCTGTTGATATTCATTAGATGAATTGAAAGCAGATATTATAAAATGATGCAAAGCAATTAAACTAGTTAATAACAATAAATACCTAGTAAAAGGTATGTTATGAAAATACATTATATCTAAAGATCTTTATATCATAACTATGTTTCCATACAGATGGCAATCATGAAAGAAGTTGTAAACTTAAATTGTGAATACCTACCAACACATTTTAAAATGTTTGGTACCTGCAATCAACTTGGCATCAAAGTTAAAGTGTATGCTAAAAATTTTGATGATACATTGATATTCGATAATCTCAGAGAGATGTACGAAAATCAAGGTATGGACGATTATAAAGCTGCGATCAGAGCGAGAGCGGTGATCAAAGATTTCTTTACGATATGTAATTTAATGTCCAATAAACATGTCTTGCCTTTTAAGGCAGTCATACAAGTTTTAGATTTTTCCCAAAATAATCATGGCAAACAAGTACATCTACAATGACATCGTCCTAACGAAGGACAACTACAACAGTGAAACAAAAAAGTACAAGTGATCAGTGAAGACAACATTCTTCTGAACGATTGACTTTGAACTAGTCAGGTTTGATCAAGTAAAAGAAACAGCAGGAGGAGCAAGAATAGTGTGAGAGATATTACTGGGTAACGGAGATAAAAAAGGTATCTTCGAAAACGAACGTAATTGACAAAAAACCTATGGTGCTACCCTCGCTCCAAAGCCTAACCCATTATATCTTAATCTCAAGCCGTTACTTACCGCTGGACCAATCAAAGAATATAAAGTATCCTTTGTTGAGATGCAAGATACTGATGCTGAAGCTATCAGAATTGCTACTGAAAAACAACGTGCTGAAATGGAAGTAGAATTTTAATTTATAATCTTTTAATATCATGATATCAACACAAGACTTCTTAAGAAGATTTGGAAGCCCTCTTGTGATATCTCTTACTGATATTAAAGGTGTCAATAGTTTTGAGGGGTGGCATAAACATCATAATACAGCTGTATTATCAAAAATTAATAAAGATGAGACCACTCCCTATTGATTATTCTTTACTCCCAATGGGAACTACTGATCTATTCAACAGGAATGACAAAAGATAAGTAGGTCTAAAGAGACTCCTGGGCCCGCACCATATTATAATGCGCTTATAGTAGATATAGATATAAAAGATATCAAAAATAAATATCCCACTATGGAAGAACTCAGACTTCATATTGATGAAGTACTTAGTAAAATTACTATTCATCCAACCGCTATTGTAGAATCATGATGAGGTTTCCATCTCTATCGAATGCTTAAAGAAGAGGATAGACAAGCGATTCATGATATATATGGTAATAAAATATTTGCTATCTCAAGATTTATGGCTACATTATTTGATTGATGAGATACAAATTCTAGTGTAGTAAGATGAGATATCAATGGCGTAATAAGACTTCCATGATCTAACCATTGGAAAACAGGGAAACCTATCCCTGTTAAAATTGTATGGTATAGTGAAGAAAATTTCATTGATCTACAATGTATCGAAGATAGTCTTAAACAAATAGGCGAAGTAACTAAGACTATATCTGTTGCTAAAGACGCAGCTATATCAGTTGGAACAACGAAGTATTACGAAACTAGCCAAGTAAAAATTGCAGAAATAATATATAAATTATGAGCTTATCCTAGACTATATAAAGGTGAGGAACAAACATTCAGACTTGAATGAACTCATATATGTATAGTAGATAAAGATTGAAATGTTGATAGAACTGATTCATATAGGACTTGGCCTGCAAAAAATTGTGTACATTGCTTTTTGAAAGACAAATACACAATTGAAGAAAGACCTAGATGAGAACCTCGATCATTTGCATATCATTATTTTCATAAGAATAGCCAACAAACTAGAGCATTCTTTACGAAAGAGTTTAATATTGAATTCGAAAAATACAAAAAAGACGAAGTAGAAACTGTTATTCAAACCTTTGCTGGCAGAGATTATTTTGTAGAGCTTACTGACAGAAGAGTCATTATGCATAAGCAAATTAAATCTTGAAAAAAAATGATTGATACAAATACCGATATATTTAGAAAACCTATCAAGATCATAGGTAAGTCCTGGACCAAATTTCATGCCAATGGTACGGAATGTGAGGACGAACAAATGGTCTATGTGATGGAACTCGAGATTGATGGTAAAATAGTTAACAAGTTACTCTACCGTCTTCCGAGTAAAAAAAGATTCAATGAAAAATATGCGTGATCTATATTTTATTATGGAGAAGATAATGACTTATGAATGTGGTATGAAGCTATGGATATCAGCGATTTACCAACAGTTCAAGTAACTGTACTTAGTGGTCTTTATAAAAATAGTGACTGAAGTTGAACAGTAATACTATGAGGAAAGGTTATTTATTGAAATCCAGGATTAAGATACTTTACTCCAGCATTCGAATTAAAAACTAAAATATCTGAAGAGATTTCATTGAAAGAATTCTATAGAAAATTCAACGAAATCTATGATGCTGAAGTTGCTGTTCCATTATTCCTTCAATTCATTGCATTATGTGGAATGAATATTTGGGAGGGGACGACGGTCTATCCAGGTATGCTAGTATCTTGAAAGACTTGATGTTGAAAATCATCTATTGCAGAGATACTAAAAAATATGGCTGGATATACAGCTTCTGACAGGAAAGTCGCCCTTCCGCAAATCACACCACAACCTTTGAAGATTATGTTTACTGACAATTCTATATTATTCCCTGATGAACTAACATTAAATGTTGGTGAAAAGGCTGAAGAATCATGTAGAAATGGAATCAACAGAGATAAAGGTGCAAGAGGTATAGGTTGAGATAACGCATACTATAACTTCAGAGCACCATTATTCTTTACATGAGAAAGAACATTTAAAGATGAATCGTTAAACAATAGACTTGCTGTTATTATTCTTTCTGAAAAATATTGGAAGAAAGATGGTAAAGATAAAGTAATTGATATTAAAAATTATTCCTGTATCAAAAATATATATGATTGATACTTTGGATATAAAAGAAATATCAATGAATTACAAGCAGAGAAGGTATCAATGCTTGTAAAGGCAGGAATCAAGCCAAGAAACGCCGATGTCCGAGCTTATATCTTTACAGTTAATGAAGTCTTTCAATTCTGATTCGAAGAAGATGAACTCATAAAGATAGTTAAAACACATTTACAAAAAATGTGATTCGGAGGAGACGACGATATCACTGATGAATGAGAATTACAAATGTATCTTTCAAAAATATTATTTGCTAGACAAGCACAATGTGTTAAAGAACAATATAAAAACAAATCATTATATAGATTTATGTTTATGGACGACACAGCTTATGAAAAAGCTAGGTGATCACTAACAACATTAGTTAATAGTATTAATGCTTACTGAGAAAGAATTCATGTTTCAAAAAACTGAATTACAATAGTAGTTAAAGAACTTAATAGTATTGTTGTAGATCAAGTACTTGAAAAAATAATGGAATTTGTTTTATCATGTAACAGCAAAGTGATACAATATGTTAACAGAGACTCTGAAGAATGACCTTATAACTAACATAAGGAACTTCTTATATAATGGAGCACAGAGAGTGTGCTACAATAGACCAGTTAGTACATTCATTGAAACTCAATTTAAGAAAAAGTTTTATGAATGTAATCTATATAATCCATTACTGTATTATCTTGAGAAAGAATGAATTTCTTTTACATGATATGGTAAGATATCTATGACAAATCATAAAGTAACAGAGAGATGAATTATGAGACCATTTAAATCAAATATTAAATTCTATTTATACACTAATAATACTATTGATGCTCAGAATTATAATGTAGAATTCTATTATACAGATATGGTATCGTTACTTTTTAGTTCTTGATTATTAGAATATGTTATTAAAGAACGAGTCGCAAGCGACGACCTCATATCTAAACTCTCGGAGAAATGAGCAATGACAAAACGGCTGGGCTTACAAGATACCAGACGTGTGAAGGGGATTAAAGCCCTTTGATGTGATAGGAGTGATGTGTGACAGACTAGGAAATCTGACAACCTTCGTACGGGAGTTCAAATACATAACGACCAAGAAGATTGATTACAAGATGGTATATGCCCATCTGGAACCACATCAGATAACAAACCTATTTAAACTTTCTCAAATGGGAGCGGACGCTCAAGTGATCGCTTACCATAAAGAAACTCAACAATATTATTTTTATCCCTTTAGACTTCTTAATGGACAAGAAAGCGAAGCGTGAGCGCCAGAGAGTTAAAAGAAAAAAACATTTATCTTTAATGAAAAATCATGAAGCTATAAGAATGGAAGCCGAAGATGCTTTCAATCTAGCGAATTATAAAATCCATTTACATTCTAACCCTGATCAGCATGCCCAAATGAAAGAAGAAAGTGATAGCTAATATCACTGAAGTTAAAGCTTTGGATACGGAAATACTACAAGTAACTCCTACTGAAGCAATTTCTGATAACCAAAAGTTATCAGCAAAAGAACCATCAGCTCTTGAAAAAGCTATGGAAATACTTATGTTGAGTCAAGCTAACACTAATCAAGTTCTGAATAAAATCTCAGAAACTATGACTAATGTAGCAGAGGGTATTCAAAAAATCAACGATACAGCAAAGGCGACCGTTGATCATCAAATTGATTTGGATCAGATGAACAAATCCAAACCATTTAAAATCCAAATGATTTATCAATTAGATCAAAAAACTATTGATCTTTGAGATGGTATATTTGAATACGAAAGTACTTGAAAAGTATTCAAGACTAAACAAGAAGCTGTTGATTTCGGAGCTAAACAATTCTGACCATATGGATACAGAATAGTTGAGGTCGAACAACCAGTATCACAACTCTAGGTTTTTTTATTTTTTCATTATATTACCCATGACACAAAATTACAAATTAGACAACGCTTACAGAGCAATCCAAGGCGTTACTAAAGTTACTGATATGTCAGTAGCTAACATCAAGGTCTTCACTAAATTGCTTCAAGCCCTTGAACCAGTTCTCGTTCCTTACTTTGATGAAAGAAGAGACGAAACTAAAAAATTTACTGACAAAGATGCTGAAGGTAAATTCATTATTACTGATCAGATCGCTTTACAAGAAGTTGTAGAAGAACTTGCAAAGAAAGAAATTGAATTTACATCAGAGAAATTTAATATCACTTTGAAAAAAGGTGAGAAATGGTTCTCTATCGAATTCAATAAAGCACTCGAAGATCTATACGGAGACAACTTTAACCTTGTCGAAGTAGAGTAATGAGAGTAATCCCAGTTGCGGGCAACATTATCATCAAGAGGCTTCCAGTTTTGGACGCTGACGGATGAGAAATGGACGACGCTATTTCGACCTACCGCAGATGAGAAATCGCTGCGCTTTGAGATAAGGTAGAAATACCAGTTAAAGTGGGCGATATCGTAATGATGAACAGAGGAAACTTCTTTTTGATCTTAGATGATGAAAAAAGCCTCTGCCATTACTCAGCAATATTCGGAATCGAATCAGTAGAATAATAAAAAAAACCCCGACCTTTAGGAAGGGGTTTTCTTAAAACCTATTTTTTAATAGGTTTTTTAATAACTGGTTTTTTGCAAGCCATTATTAATATAGATTAATAAATAAAGCATACATAATTATTCAGCCGCTACTTCTTCAGTTGCAACTTCTTCAGCTACTACTGTTTCTTCAGCAACAACTTCTTCAGCTACTACAGCTGTTTCTTCTACTGCTACTTCTTCAGTAACAGCTTCAGTAAGGATTTCTTCTGTCATGACAAAAAGATGATGAAATAAAACTATTAATATACTAAGGTAGAGACTTTCTAATTGCATCTATTTGATCTTGTAGACTACCTAATATGATTGCTTGTGCAGCTATCTGTCAATTAAGTGTATCTATAATAGGACAATTAGCAACGTCAGTACAATTAGCTACATCTGGTCTAGGTAATTGTTGTGAGTTATTAATATTACCATCTGATCCATGGATATTAACTCGTACTCATGTTAAATCCCAATCAGCAATTCCAACTCCACCCGCACCTGTAACAGATAATGTATGTTCATTTACATTTCATAAATCAACAGTGAAATTAATTAATCCATCTGATCATAATATAGATAGAAGATTACCAACTAAACCTAATGTATGTTCATTTACATTAGTTAAATCAGCTTGGTCATTTAATAATCCATCTGATCCATAAATATCTAATAAATTTCCTGATAATCATAATGTATGTTCATTAATATTAGTAAGATTTACTGTAGCATTTGCTATACCATCAGAACCTAAAATAGATAATAGATTAGGATTTACTAAATCAAGTATTAATGTATGTTCATTTACATTAGTTAAATCAACTTGGTCATTTGATATTCAATCACAACCATATATATTAAGTAAGTTACCAACTAATCATAATGTATGTTCATTTACATTAGTTAAATCAACTGCTTGTGGAGCAGCATTTAACTGACTAATACTTAAAATATTTCCACTCAAATCAAGGACTTGGTTATCAGTATTAATAGATGTTAAATCTACGGCATTAGTTCCAGAAAGAGAAAGGATATTTGTTGCGGTATCAAACGATACTGTTTGAGCACAACATTGATTATTTTCTCGGTAAGCTAAATGATTAACATCGTCCCAAGTTAATACCTGCATGTGTTGTCTATTAGCAGGAAGTCCAACTGTTAAAGTATTTGCTGGAGTGATGAAAAATCTCATTCCATCAATACCTAAAATATTAATAGTATCTCAATTTCCTACATCCATCATTACTCCACCTGCGTCTGCAAAAGTATAGACTATGTTAGAAAAAATTGAACATAGATCTATTGTTGTAGTACCAACAGTAAGATCACAACCATTAATTCCTCAAAGAGAAACTGCTATATTAGCGTTTAATCGTGCAGTACTTACTTCAATATTATGTCCAGCAATAACAATCGAACCATTACCCGATGTTAAAAGTGTTCATATGAAGTCAGGATTGTTTGTAAAACAAGCGAGTACATCATTACATGTAGTGCCTGCTGGTATCTGAACTAATGACCAATTACAACCATCAAAAAACGGAACCACGTTTATTGGTGCTGGATTTGGACAATTTGGAATCAGATCAAATAAAGAAGTTATTGGCATAGCGACAAGTATTAAAAAATAAAGGTCATTAATAGTATAGTGATTTTAATAAGATATACAACTAAACAGGAATATAATCTATTTCATCTGATTGTTTATTATTTACTCGGTGAACAGCGAGCGTAGCTCAATCAGCCTTTCATACTGTTCATGATCAATCAGAATTGAATCGTGATGATGGTCAGTATATAGTAACCACTCAATCATCTCTTCGATATTCTCCAAATGCACCGTCTCCGTTTCCACCTGGATATATTAAATTCCATCCATAATTTTCTGCTCCATTAGTTCACATTCCATTTGGTGTAAAATAATGTGGAGAAACATTTGGAAGATTAGCTGGTATCCATGGTAAAGCATTATTAGGTACATTCCATCATCATTTTGTAGCAGAGAAATTCCATGTTATTCAAGCCGATCAAAGTTGAGTATGTATTAGATTAGAATATGGTCAAGAATCTGAATATAAATCTTCTACATGATATGTATTACCATACCAAGGCATTTTATCTGGAGTATATGGAGGCCACATACCTTTTGCATTTAATTCATAGAGCACATCACAAACATCTTGATCTCCACCTGGAGTAGTAGTTGTAAAACGTTCTTGTTTTGGTCGTAGTACTCTAGGATCTATTTTTACCGCAGGGAATAATATATCTCCAGCTTGTAATAATACTATCTTAGTTCCTCATAAATTATATTCATTTGTTCTAGGTATAAGCGGATCACTTAATGATGAACTACCACCATTACCTCATCAGAATTTACTATCAACAATTAAATCTAATTTATTTAATCCAATATTATATCTTAAACAAGCATATCTAAACGCATGTACATTATGATCAATTTGGAATACTCATTGTAATGATATATGATAGTATCCAGTTTTAACAATAGTAATTGTTCTACATCAATATCATCAATCATTTTGACAGAATTGACTCATAGAACTTGGACGAGGAACTCAGTTATCTAAGTTATTATCAGAAGGAGTTTGAGAATAATATGTTCAAAAGTCTTGACTGAATGTTGGTGATGAATAAAGCGCAGGTATAAATTGTTCTGTAAAATTTATTTTACATGTTCATAAAATTCATGCATCAGGTTGTATTTCATTAAGATGTTGGAATGGTAAAGATGGATCAAGGTCTACAGTTGATATCATACTATTACCTATAGCATGCCATCATCTTGATTCATCAAAATTTGGTATAAACCATCTAGCATTTCTTGTAGAAGCATATCATCTCATTACTCCATCTTCTGGATCTACATTAGTATATAGATGATCTTTAGACCACATTACACAATTTTTACTTAATGATATTCTTGCTCGATATTTTTGTCTACTTGTTCGTTCAGATAATTCATTTATAGTTTTTTGAATTGTTATCATCATAGTAGCAACAAACAATCTCATATTACAAGATGATCTTGGTTCAGAAAAAAAGTTTGTCCAAGCAGCTTGTGTGTGTGGACTAGCATCAGGACCAAGTGTTGCGGGAACTCCATAATCTGCAACTCGGTCTACTAACATATTACAAATACAGTCCTCTACATCATTACAATCAAATTTATAAAAACTAAAATCTATACATTGATTTAAGCATGTCATACATGAACCATATGTTAATGCTGATTTTTTTACACACAATGTATAACCATCTATTGTAAGAATTTCTTCTGCAACTGATAATAAATCTTCAGTATGATTATCATCTCAATCACATCATCGTATTTCTAAAAATGAATGACGAACTCCTCGTAAATCTATTGGATTTATTGGATCATTAAATAAATGGATTGTATGTTCGTTAATATTTTTAAGATCAGCAATACTATTAATATGATTATCACTTCATAATAATTTTAAATGATTTCCTTGTATATCAAATGTATGTTCATTTGTATGTATTAAATCAACTGAACTATTTAATGAATGTATATCACTTCATCGAAGAGATAAAATATTTCATAATACAGTAATAGTTTCTTCATTAACATTTGTTAAATCAACAACACTATTAATTACTTTATCGCTTCATAATATATATAATAAATTATTTTGAAGATCTAAAGTATGTTCATTGACATTTATTAAATCTACACAACTATCAGGGTCGGGTATTTGAATTCCTAAGGTTCCCCCGTGTCGACGAGTCAAGCAAAGTATTTGTCCATTAGGACAATCATCAAATAGCGATAGCTTTTGATTGTCAGTATTAATATTTATTATTGGTTCTGGTGTAGGTGGTATAACTATTGAAGATGAACCATGTCATCCTCAAGTACAACTACATGTACCACAATGTGTGGAACAATTATCTCTAGAACCAGCTGATAATGTGATATTTTTACCATCATATATGACTGTTTGGAGGCAACATTGAGGTGGCATCCATTGTGCTTGGTTAGTATTACAGTCCCAAGTAAGCACTAATCGTTTATTATTAGGCATATAATCAGTAGGTTGACATGTATTTGCATCTGCTCAGTCATGCAATGCTATATATTGTCCTACTCCTGGCTCTTGTGTTCCATCTCCGTTTACTAATGCAATAGTATTAGTAGGATTAGCAAGGTTCCAAGCAATGATTATATCATTTACCGAATCACCTGCACCAAATGTTAGTGTTATGTTCCCTGCCGATCATGCATTATCTGCTACAATCGTTATGGCAGTGGTAATACCTGCAAAGTATCAGGAATAATACGCTAGTAATGGTCCTGGTGTACATCGTCCTGGAGTAAAATATTGATTTACAGGGGTCGGCAGCCCGATTTCGATGTTTCATCCACTTACATTGAAATGTGTTCCATCTATTCATAGATAAACAAGATTACCACGATTCAATATCTGATAATTATTTCTTCAATCAGTAATATAATAACTAGTATCTAACCATATTAATAGATCATAGATAAAATTTTGACCTATAGTTAATACTGTACCTACTAATGTAGAGGTAATCTGTTGTATTGTTCCATTCATAACAGATAGATCATTAGTTGGACTAATAGTAATACTATGTGAGTCAAGACTTAGATCTTCACCTATCATACATTCAAGAACTTCTTGTGTTGTTTGATTTATTGTAGAATACTCTCGACAAGTTCCATTATAATATGGAACAGCTCAAGCTTCAGGCTTACATGCTACGAGTTCATCTATGGTTGGTGTTACGGCTGTGATCATATGAAATATATTTCAAAATAAATTACGGACAGATACATCATTGTGTTGCAGTATTCCAAGCTATTTGTGAATTTGCCATCGCTGTCATCTTAGCAAGGTAAGCTAAGTAAGTTGGCTCGGTAGAGTCGGCGACGACTTCTCCGAATGCTTGGATCGCTACCCTTCAGGCATTGCAATATAATACTATGTAATCTCATTCTGACATTCTTATTCCCTCATACTTATGAACCGACTCTCCTGGGAGATAGGCTGGGAAGTAAGCGAGACAATTCTTTTGGTCTGGTGTCTCTCAATTTTTTATGATATGTATTTTATATTTTACTCAAGCATATGTATCTCATTGATCTTGCTTTACCAAATTTGTTACGGTGATCGCAGAGATTACCCATTCTTTGTTAGCAGGTACTGTCCCCGCTGTGTAGGGTTGACTATCTGCAGGTGGAGTATATTGGAAAAGAATTTGGTTCATTAATGTTTATGGTTGGAATAAAACATTACTCAAAAAGATATTCATGGTCAAGCATATGATACCTCAGAATTGGATTGTCCAACTCATACTGGTTGTAAATCATATACAGAACATCTAAATGATACGGTTGGTGTAACTCAATCTGTTCATCTTGAGTCTATCTTACATCCTAAAGCAATATATGTATCAGCATCTAACCATACTAATGAATGTCCATTTAATGTGACAGTCATAGATTTTAAACCATCAGCTCATGCATTAGATTGATATGGTGCATTAGCATATGATCATGCAAATGTTTCTTCTGCTCAATATTTTGCATCAATTAATATTTTAGGATTGGTAGCTTTTGGTACACAAACAAATAATCTTATTCTTGATACTCAATTATTTATAACTGCTTCACCCTTCATTCGTATTTCATACATACCAGATTTTTCAATACGAATCATTCCATCATATGTATTAGTTCAGTTCATTCATGGGGATCATTGAAACACATCCATACTAGGGGTAAATGTAAGATTTATTCCTCCTCGTGCTGCTGAGTTAGTAAACAAAAATGATTGATACATATTTGTAACTAAAGATGGTTGTAGATCATTTGATGCATAACGTACCGCTCGAAGACCTTGATCACCACCATTACAATCTCGATAGGTATTTCAATTAGCATCTCATTTAAGAAATGCTCAGTTACAAGTAGGTGTACTTGGAACGATTACGACTCCTGTTGGAGGAGCGATAGCAATTTGAACTTGTTGGTTTCACATAGATCAAATTATATTAACATTAACAACTCGTCCATTAACTGTACTACCAACTATTTTTGCTCAAAGATATCATGGGGTATCAGTAGAACTTACTCAAACTTTTTCATCAGTATCATTAATTACTAATGGTACTGCTTCGAGACAATGAGATGCATTAACTCTTAATACATATCATGCTGGTATTGTATCGATCGTGGTATTGAAAAAATCTACAACACATTGTTTAGTTAATTGTTGTGGTATATGTAAGAGACACTCTTCAATAAGATCACATGGATTAACATATGAATGTAGTCCGTCACAATCTACTTGGATTATTGAACCACAAGCCATAGCAGATGGATCAATATAATATATTCCGTAAAAAATTTCTGGCATATCTAAATATTGAAACGGCTAAAAGATGAACCTTCAATTTGTTGTGGAGGTAATGGATATCTTATTGGTGTGGGTGTTGATGCTTCAGTAGTAGGATCTACTACAGACTTAACCTGACTGACTACTGTCCTTCTGGTCATTGGTTGGGATACTGGAGCTTTCTGAGCTTGGAGATTGGATATCATCGCTGCTCTCTTCTTTGCGCATCATGAACACATTTTCAATTTGTTTACCTAGTAAAATATCTTGGAGACAACGACCACATAATTGTGGCTCTATGCCTAGAAACATTGATAATACTTGAATCATTTGTAGGTATGCTCTTTGTTGTACATCTTCTCGACAGATAGCTGTCATAGCGTGTGCACATTCAGTTGCGAACATATAAGATGCTACCGCGTGTTTGAACGTACATCGTAAGTTTTTGTCAGACGATTCAAATGTTTCCAATAGATTTTCCATAACCATTCTACGCATAGTTATTGACTGCGATAGAATACTTTGTTGGTCCATAATTTTTTGTTGTAATTCCTTGGTTGGTTCTAGATCATAGTCACTCATAAATTCATTTATAAGTTCTTGACAATGGGAAGAGATAGCGATTTGGTTCGCTATCAATTCCACTGCGTCAAGTACTCGTAATCTAGAAGTTTGTTGCATATTTTATAGGGAATAATTATAAACTCTTTCATAAGGTTGGATATCTTTTACGGCATATGATGGTGTTCATTGCTGTCGGTCATGACTATATTTTTTATATCTTGTATATACAATTCTATCGGTTCTTTCACCAGGATAGAATCTCAACCAGCGTGCTGTATCTATACTAGGATTTGGTTGTACAGACATTCAATCAGCTGGTATTAAACATTGATAATAGAAACCATTTCATCAATAACTTTCATCTCGTTGTACCATATCACCTATTATATATGTTCAAAGATCTAACCATTGTTTATGTATAAATTCATATGGACTGAATGTAATATCACTTCCTTTCATTCTTACATTAGTTGTGAAGAATCCTATTCATATAAACACATTTCATTCTGGTATAGATATATTACCAATACCATGTAAACTACTATCCCATCGACATTCACCACTTCGTTGTTCTTCACCTCGAGATCAAGCGATTTGTCGGAAGGTATTTACTCAACCGAATACTACTTGAGATTTTGTTTCTACTCCTGGAATTCAAGCAAATGATTTTATAAGATTGAAATTACAATAACATTGTCTTTCAGAAGGACAGAGAGCAAGACAATTCCAATTACAATCTTTTATAGTAAGATGTGTTTGGGCTTCATTTACTTTATCTCAATATTCTACTGGAATAGGATATGATTGATTTAATATATTTATAAAATAGAATTCATTTGGTGGTTCTGGACATGGATCTTCATATACAGTATTATATGGACATGGTACAAATGGTAAAGTAATATCATATCTTTCTAGCCATACACTACTTGAAGCATCTATAACATTTAATATTCTAACTCTTTTATCAACTCTTTCTATTATTCACGTACCTGGACAAAACATGCCTTGGATACGTTTGAGTTCAGATCAGATACCATCAATCATTTGTGTATCATGTATCCATACATTATTTCTTCTTCCAATAACAAATATGTTACATCGTGGTTGGAAAGCATCTAGGGTATCTTCAGAATAATCTATAATGATAGTTCAAAAAGATATATCTATAAATCTATTTTGATACATTTCTCTTTCTGCTTGGTCGCCTACTTCAAGTAAATATGTAGTAGCGGTTCCAGTTGTTCCTGGATATAATCTATTACAAGCAAATTTATATGTTTGATTTTTAATAGTAGAACTAGTTCTGAATATTCTCGCTGCACGAGCTACATCTATTTTGATATCAATTATAGATGAAGTACCACTCATAACTTGTGGACTTATAAATGCATCTTGTGGCGTGATAGGTCATAACCATTCAAGATCTCATGTAATTATCAATTCAGTAATTGGTATTAAACCAAGCATTTGAATTGATCAAGTTAATTGTGTTCATTTAAAGAAATGTATTCTTGCATTATCTACAGTAAGATCTTCGGTATAATGTCATGGATATACATGAACTACTTCATCTGTTGCAATAACTGATGCTGCCGCTCATATAGTAAGAAATGGACGTTCTAATCTACCAACCATACCAGTTGCGTCATCTCCATTCTTCATAACAAATGCTACTTTTTCTACAACTATAGGACATGGACAAAGTGAATCACTTGCTATACAAGAAAGATCAACTGATGTTCAACAAATAGTTAATGTATATTTTGTAATTCCTGCTTCTGTTTGCTCACATACGAATGTCATATCAGGTACAAGATCAACATTTATTTGACTGTTTAATGCATCTCGTGATGCGACAAGACAATCATTGAAATTTATTTTTGCAACATTAGTATGTACTAATATATTATCTTGATAGATACTTAATGCGGATCCTTCTCATCCTCAACATGGACATAGCTGTTGAGCGATAATATTTATTTGACTTTGCAATCCAGAGATTAATGGTGTCATACATTCTATAATTTGATCACAACATACATCTAATGGATTAGCTCGATAAGCGGTATTAGTTATACTGTTCCATGTTAATACCTGTGAATTAGTTCCACCTGTTGGAAGCCCTATTTGTAAAGTATTTATTCAAACAATAAACCTTAATCCATCTAATCATTGTACAAAAATTTGTTCTCAATTAGTAATGAAATCCGTATGGATACCATCGTTAAATGCAAACGTGAAAAAATTTGCCAAACATGTTAGGTCAATGGTAGTATTTCATATCGTAAATATTCCTGTTTGACAATTAATTGATGCTGTAAATAAACTTATAATATAATCAGCATCAATACTAATAGAACATCTTTGTGTATCTACAATTAACCCAGTATTAAATCATATAATATTAAGTAATGCTTCGCAATCAATACATGATAATACATCATCACAAGTGATACCGTCTGGGATCTGTTGTAATATCCAATGACAACCATCATATACTATCATAGTATTTGCCTCTAATTGTTGAGGACAAGTTGATATTAAGTCTTCTAAATTTGTTCGCATATATAAAATATTTATTTATATAAAATTATATCTACATACAGTGTATTGTTTTGTGGGAGAAAATCAACTAATTTGCATAATTATCCCATTGTATTCAAAGAGAATATGTTGTCATATAAGATTTGATTGGGGCTTTATATATCTCCCAATCCGTAGGGACGTCGGGCCCTATCGAATTAAGATGGTCATAAACTTTTTTTATTGCATCTCATCTCAAGATATAACACTCTGTTCACCATGGACCAACATCTTTACACCATCAATAGATTCATTCTATTGGTTCCATAATCATAGTGGGACGGAAGAACCACGAGATTCTGAGCATGTCCCAGTCCTCAGGAGCTTCTAATATAAAATGATTAAAGTTTTGTTTGAAATAATTACAACAAAGAAGATCATCTTCCATCACGGTTATCTCATCATAACCTTTATCTATAGCATCTTTTAAGATTGCTATGTGTGATAGATTACATCAGACATTATGTGGATAACATCATTCACGAATAGGTTTATCATATGTGTTTCAATCAATTCAAAAAAAGATCTCGACGTCGTCCCGTCAGATCCTTTTCATTTCATTAAGAAAATGATAAAGTCTAATTTTACCTTTATCATTATCCATAGTTATTACATATCTATGCATTATTTATATCAGTATTTTCTGAATGCTGTATTAACATCAGCGAGAAGTTTTTGTTCTCGAACTAACTTTGTCTTGTTCCATCTAGCAGAGTTTGTTACCATACATGAAACAATTGTCTTCCCAGTACATTCTGTGTGGCAGCTCTCTCATTTCACTCCAATGAGACCACACATTCAAGCCACATATTGTACATAAGCGTAATCTCATTTCCAAGTAGGTTGTCAGTTTTTATTCAAGAATACTCGATCAATAGCTTTACCTGATTCATGTTTAGATGTGCCTGGTTTAGCTACTGGTCATTTTCATTTGAGTTGTGAATACAACCGTGCTTGTCTTGGTTTTGATCTATATGTTTCAAATGGCACTAGACCAGGATATTTTCTATTAACAATAGCTTTAAGAACTTTAGCTTTTGTTTTGCATTCTCAATATAATTTATCTAGACTATTTTCTATCATTTTGTTCTAAAAGATCTAAAATATTTTCTCTTACTCTATTACTACATGTTTCAATCTCTGGACATCTAGCACAAACAGCCATCATTTCATTTGCATATTTGATAATGGTGCCAGTTTGTTTGTTAGATAGATTACCATCTGTCTGTTCAATGTAGTTATTACATTCAATAGTTTTCATCTACACTATTGTAATAAGTAAAATAAATTATTCTTGAATATTAGATACAGATAATGTATCAGTACAATAGAGTTTTACTGTGTGTGATAAGTTTGTTAGTATCGTAACGATAATAGGTACGAACAACACATATTCAGCAGGGATATTAGCGTTAGATATAATAACGATAACACCTACGATAACAGAATACAACGCACCTCGTGCTAATGATTTCGCTTTCTTGATAAGTTCGACTTTACTAATACTGAATTTTTTTGATCCTTCCATGGGAATAAATAAGAGGTTAAAAAATTATTTAATAACTAGATTAACTACAGCTCATAACACAGCAATAAGAATAATACCGACGAATCATTTGACCACCCGCTCAACTCGTTTGCTAGCGAATTTTTTTTCGAGGCGGTCAATCTTACCGTTCATAACATCGGCGAATTGCATAAGCGCATTACTGATTTTTTCGTGTGAAGAATTGTTTTCTTTAATAAAATCTTTAATGCTATCTTTTATCTCACGGATATCTTGCATAGTTTGTTTATTCTGTGTTTCTAAAACTGCGAGTCTTTCTTCCATTTATTTTACTAAGATAATAAATGAGTTACTTGTTGTACCAAAATAGTATAAGTAGCATCAGTGAATTGAGCATAATATTCGATAACTTTAGCTTTAGCTTCATCTTCTGATGTTGCTTGTACTGGTCGAATGTATTCAATTGGTTCATACATTTCCGTACCAATTACTTTAATTACTTGAACTTGGATTAGATAATTCATGGGTTATGATATATATAAATAAAAAGATTGTATTACTCATAATGGTTCAACATTCCAAACAGATGGTGTTAAAAATTCTATTTGTAATTCATCTCAAGCATTTACTGCTAGATTGATATTATAAAGATCAATTCTTGAACCATCAGTAAATCATATTGAGCTTAATGAATAACCTGTAGTTGCAATAACTTCTGTTCCTTGCGTGAAGTTTCTAACTTTTATAGTTATAGTGTTATCAGATATTCCTCGTTGTGTAACTACTTTTGACATTATTTGTAATGATTTAACATGTCCTGTAATAGGTGTGTGTGATCTCATTGCAGGTGAATTATAGAATAATGTTTTAGCTGCTACACCAGGCGTTGTAGAGAATAAATATGTTTCATGCTGAGCAGGATTATATAATGGCGCAAAATATGTTAGCGTTGCTCAACCTCAACCACCACCAGAATGTGAAATTATATCTTGATAGATACAAGATAGATCTATCATTGTACCGAAAAGATTTAAAGTATAAATAGAATCTCCTGTCTCAGGATCTACTGTACAATTAAATTCAAATTCTGAATATTTATTAACTATTGAATCATAAATACATGTCATATCAATAGTAGCTACTCGCTCTGATTCATCTCAAAGATATAATGTATATATAGGATGACCCATCTCATCAACTGTACATTCAAATGAACCTTCTATTCTATGAAGAATTGAATCATATATACAAGATAAATCAATTTGACTATCTGCTCATGTTTCTAATGAGAATATTGGTTTACCTGACTCATCAGTAGAACAATAGAATGACATTCCATTTGTAATAGTATTATAAATACAAGAAAGGTCTATGGTTTCTCCTCATATATAAAGTAAGTATTGTGGAATTTGTGATTCAGGCAATACACATTCAAAACTTACATTAAGATATGTTAGGACACTACCATAGATACAAGTCATATCTACATCTGTTCCTCATACATGAAGTATTAAAGCATTTCATGCTTCAACACATTCGAATTGTACATCAAGGTTATCAATAATACTTGTGAAAATACAAGATAGATCTACTTCTGTATCACAAATTTGTAATGTATATATATATCCTACTTCAGCAGGACTACATTGAAAGCTTACGGTAGGAGCGAACATTACATCTATAAAATTATTATGCGAATCTCGTGATGCTGATAAACATGTTCCAAAATTTATGGCTGTAACATTACTACGGACTAATGATCCTCCACTATAAATAGCGAGTGATGATCATTCACCTCCTCATGTACATGGACAAAGTTGTCATGCTATAATATTAATTTGGTTTTGTAATATATCAATATATGGTTGTACACATTTGATAACTTGATCACAACAAATATCTAATGGATTTGCCCGATATGCTGTATTAGTTGTGCTATTCCAAGTAAGTACTTGAGAGTTAGTACCTCATGTGGGTAATCCAACTTGTAATAAATTAGGTCATACTTTAAATCTTAATCAATCTAATCCTTGAACAAAAATAAGATCTCAATTATTTACAGCATAATTATTTGTGCCATCCATAAATGTGATATGGAACATATCTGCTATACAACTAATATTATGTGTAGTTGTTCAAATAACTAATTCTCATGAAGTACAATCAAATGTAGATATAACACTATTATTTATAAAAATTCCATCTACTTCAATAGTACATGCTCTTGCGTTAACAATAAATCCACTAGTGAAATGTAAAATATCTAGTAGTACTTCACAGTCTATACATGACAACATATCTTCACATGTAATACCATCGGGAATTTGTTGAAGTATCCAATGACATCAATCGAATACGATAATTGAATTAGGTTCTAATTGATTGGGACAATTATCGATTAGATCTATTAAAGATACATAAGGCATTTTTTTTAAAGTAAGATATAAAAATTAATTATTGTATATGAACGGTATACATTTGTATTACATCTTCAGGATTCACAGACCAAGCAGGAGTTTTCAATCTTATAGAGATTTGGTCACCTGCATTTACTTGTAAATTTATCGGATACATATCTAATCTTGATGTACTGATTAATGCTAAAGAATTTAATCAATATGTAGTAGTACCTGTATAATTAGTTCATTGTGTATAATTATGTACTATAATAGTTATATTTTCTGATGTAGCGAATATTCCTGCTACTGAAGACATAACAGTAAGTGATGTTATATATCCTGTTATAGGCGATATTGTTCTTCTAGATGGTCTATCATTAGAAATAGTTAATGGCACTAATGATGATACTGGAGCAAACACATATGTTGAATTATCAGCAGGAGAAAATAATGGTGCAAAAAATGTTAGATCTGCTCATTGTCCTGTTCAACCACCTCCTGGGGGAGGTCGAGAAGTTATACAACTACCTCACAAAAAACAAAAACTTGTCCCTGTTATTACACCAGATTCGAGTCCAGCATAAACTATACTTAATGTTGTGATAGCTCATAGAATATAAACTAATAATTTTTTCATGTAGATAATATTAAATTATAAAACTAAGGTAGTGTAAATACTGTTGATGTTACTCGATTACCACCAGTATAAAATTGTGCTACTACTGATGATCCAGAATAAGCCATTCTAAATGGAGCAAATCAACCTGTAAGATTAAATGAAGTATCTGATTGTATTGATCATGAAACATCTAGTGAATATTGTGGATGTATTTTTAATATACCTACTTTACCAACATTAGTAACAGTCATTGCATTACCTGACATATTAGTATTATTCCCTCATATTCCAATTTCAAAAATACTATCAGATAATCATATATTAAACACTCAAAGGGATGTAGAATATTCTCATCTAGCAGTTGTTCAAAATCAAAATGTAGTAGAATTAGATCAAATAGAATAACATTGTGCTCATGCTGAAAATGAACCATCTCATATAGCATGTGCGCCATATCATATAGCTACTGATGATGATCAAGTAGCGGTATTCCAATTTCATATAGCAACTGATTCATATGCATTAGCAGTATTATAACTACCTATAACCGTAGATCATGTTGTTGCAGTATTTGCATATCCAACTGAAAAAGTATTATATTCTGGAGTGGTTACTATTATATTTTTTGATACTGCTCATTGTATAGGAATATATCAACTCAATACTCCTCCTGTTATATATCACAATGGATTAGATGTATAGTAATTTCAACTATACATATTAAAATATGTTCCGCTATTAGCAACCAAAAGATATGGATCTAATGCTAATCATGTTAAGTATCATTGCGATGCATGATTACCTCGTCCATATGCTGTATTCCAGTTACCTGTCATAGATATATTAACTCGATTACCTGAATTATTTAAGAAATAATTTCGATTACCTGAATTAGAATTTATTGTTCACATAGCTATTGGATCTGATTCAGGATCATCTACATTCTTGATCTTGTCCCAATCAGCTGATGTGGTTACTCAAGCAACATATTTATTACCTACCATCATATCTCCGATATTGTAATATATACTACCACCTGTTCATGCAGCAGAGATTAAATAAAAATCTCATGTACTCATTCAAGTAGGATAAGTTCCACCAGCCATTGACCATATTCCTTTATATGACATATCTGATAGGAATACTGCTAATAGATTATCTACTTGTCCAGTAGTATAATAACTTCCTGAATGATTATAAAAATATAATGCATTTCCTGATTGATTAATTACTCGATTATATGTAGTATTTCGATTACCTGTTTGTGACAATAATACATACGAAGATAATACTGCACCAGTTATATATCATTTAGGATTATTATTATAATAAGTACCAGAATTTGTATTGAAATATACTCAACTATTAGCTGTAAATATTGGATCTAATTCTGTAAATCCTGTAAGGTATCAACTTAATGCACCTCATGTTATATAACCTAATGGATTATTAGTATAATATGTTCATGAATTAGCATTAAAGTATATTCATGAATTAGCAATAAAATAATTTCATGAGTTTGTATTAAAATATGTACCACTATTTGCATTGAAATATATTCATGAATTTGCAAGAAAATAATTTCATGAATTAGTATTAAAATATATTCATGAGTTTGTATTAAAATATGTTCATGAATTTGCAATAGTTAAATATCATGAAGTAATTAACCCACTAATACTTTTCGCAAAATCTGCTGCACTTATTTTATTTTGTGCAGTAGAATCTTGAACCATCACATAATGTGATGATGGTATGATATTTGTTATAGTTGGAAGTCCTAATATATTAGGAGCAATGATAGCATATGTTGTTCAAAGAACAGCAGCTACTCATAAAACTCGTGACAATAATTTTTTCATAATTACTTAGAATTAAAGTATAAAACTATAATGTTGCAGATATATCGATATTATAATTTCCTAATCCATCATCAACAAGAGTTAATCTATGTCTGGTTCCATCAGTAGATTTAAGAACTATTCCTTTAGCAAGATCAGTAACTTCTATATCAGTAGATGTAGTATGTCAAATATTACATACACCTTGTAAGTCTTGCATTGCTGGCAATATACTAGATATATCTATACTTGATTCACAATCAGTTCATTGATTAGTATATAATGTATATCCATCTAATGATAATGGAACAGGATAACATGTTGGTGGTACATATAGTAGACATGAAAGGTCTACACAATTTCCACTATCTCAAGAAATACATAAATTATATGTATCACAATCCATAGTCAAATATTGTTCTCCAGTAATTATGCCCATTGGTGTCATGGTCCAGTTACAACCATTGAACACTAATACATAACTTTTGTTCCTTTCAACAGCACATCCATCTACAGGGAATCAAAATAAGAAATCAAGAATATTCATAAGTCATATGTTATTAAGATAAAATTATATTAATGCTCTTCGGGATATGTTTCATTCTTCATCATGAGATAATGTTTGATTGGGAATTCATACATCATATCATGGTAAATCTTGTAAGTATTCTGTGAACGATTTCATTACCCATTTACATCAACAAAAAGATAACATATAACACTGATCTGTGTCGAAAGAACACATATCTTCTATACTCCATCATGCTATTTTTTCACCCCCAAAGGTCAGCGAATTAATCATGTTTTCTTTTTAATACTAAGTAAATGTGTGATGTTAACAAACCTGAATCTGAAGTTTGTATCGGGAGCATATGCTAGCACTCGTGTGTCTCCCTGTTTATATCCTTCTTGTAATTCTTTGAAAGATACATCTCATAGATCGGTGATCTTCTCCGCTCCTCGAGCTCAAAGATTTGTTGCTGGTAATTGTAACATGGGGATATATTAAAGATTAAAAACCTAATCATATTCATAAATTTGTTAATGGATTAGCAATTTGTTTTACTGTAGTAGATAATGGAACCCACTCATATTTTTGTGTGGTAGGATTTATTTTCCATGACCCAGGTCCAGAAACTGTACTAGTTGGTTTAACTATATTTTTGTCTTGAATAGGATTTAATATTTTAGAACTAGAATTAGATTTTGCTGTAGATGAAGCAGCTCTAGCTAATGAATTATTATAATTTGCAGCAGCATTTTGTTCATTAATACTAGACAATGCAGTTGGTATGCCTTGCTGTAATTGTGCAGCTGTACCTAATCATGCTTGTCTTGTAGCTTCTATATCAGCAAACTTAGGAGCGAACTGATTAGAAATTTCATTTTGTGCTTTATTAAGTTGCCCTGCTGTTGCTCACTGCATTCATGCAGTTCCTTGAGCATCACCAATTTGTATCGCTTTACTTAATGCTGTTCATGATTTTGCTGAATCAGCTGATTTATTAACAGCAGATTTTTGATCATTTACTGCCGCCATCATTTCTGCTTTAGCATTACTGAGATTTGATATGTTATTATTTGATTCTCATATTTGTGATACTAAATCATCATATTTTTTTGACATTGCTAATAGGTCTGGATTAAGTGCTCAAAGCTTATGATCTGTTTCAGTATATTCAGATATAGGAGTACCAATAAATCTTTGTTCTGCATCGGTTTTATTATTTAATAAACTTTCTATTTGATTAAATAATAATGCTTTGTTTTTTCATATACGCATAACTTCATCATCGATAAGATTTTGTTGTCACAAAAAACTAGCAGAATTCCATTTAGGATTTTTCCAAGCAGCTTCTGTTGCTTCATTTCTTATGGGATTATCCCAGTCTAATGTGCTTTTACTTACCATCGGTACATTCACATTTATCTAAAACAATATCTCTCTCTTCAGGAGAAAGAGCTTTAAGAATATCAATTACTTTTTGAAGCTTAGGATCAATAGGTTTATCCTCACCTGTATTTATACTTTCATCGGTGCTGATAACTACCAACTTCTTTATATCCTCGGGAAGTTGATCTCTAATCTCTTGTAGTTTTTGTAGTAATACTTTTGGATCCATGATATAATTAAAATTGATTTAAAGCTTTTATATTATATTCTTTACTATCATTCATTCTCTTTTCCATATCTCTTGCTTGTTGAGAATCATCATGATATTGAGATGGGTCTTTCTTATATGATCTATCAAGTTCAGTTTGTATACCATCTCAATCTGATACTGGTCTTTCTCAAGCAGGACGAACATATGGATTATATTTTTTAGGAGCAGCATATGCTTCTTTAAATTTTGTAATAGCAGATACTGCCGTCTTATGTAATGGAGATGAGGCAAGAGCCTGAGATCCATATGATCACAAAGCATTTGCTCATGCATTCGCAGCACCAGCGAGTTTAGATTTGTATCCTTGTAATACATTTGTGAATCTATCTTTGAGTTCACTTCAAACATTATTGTTCTTTATGTATTCTCAAATAGCTCTTATCTTATCTAACATGAGTAAAAATATTATTTAATAAAAATTTAGAATTAATCCATTGGTTGCCGTTGAGATGTCGGGCTATATCGATTAGAATAACCTCTTCAATCTCGGTTGATTCTTTCTATAGGGTTTCATGAATTATCATATTTCATTTCTTTTATAAAAGGTGTATTATTTGGACCACCTTTTCATTCGACCGTTCTCATACCATATCATTTCCTATATGCTGGCAGCTCATTAGCTCTTATTTTTAATCGATCTGCACCAGATGGTTTTCATACTGGTCTAGATTCAAAATTACTAGCTCTTGTAAGATTACCATTTATATCTCTATCCATATAATTTGCAACACTAGAAAATTCTCATGGTTTATCAGAAAAATTTGCTGGTAAAATTTCGCTCAATCTTTCTTTGATTTTAGATAGTGCTTTATGGTCATTTTTTGATTGTTTTAATATATTAGAAAATTTAGCCATAGCTTTAGGGCCTAACTTCTCAAAGTAGGGAACGGCTTTATTTATTATACCCATTACTCATTCTTCGATACGTCCTGCAGGTAATGCTATAGCTGCTGTCTCAACAATATCATTAAATGCTGCGTTAGGTTCTCAATTCTTACCATATCTTTGTTTAATACTTTCTCAAACAGTTAATGGTTTGAGTGCAGGATATTTTTTGTTGAATGCTAATTCATGTTCATATCATGTTGGTACTCACATAGCTCCAGCTCAATAACTAGCTGGTGCTCAAAAATCTACTGCTCTCTTTTCAGGAGCAATAGTTTCTTTATTAACATTCAATACTGAATTTTTTACATTATCCAATCGTCACATAGAATATAATTAAATGTTAAATTGAGTATGGTTTTTTACAGTATGAACTGTACGAGTAATAAGATCATTCCAAAGAATATTGAAGAATTTTTTAGTAATTGTTACACCTGTATTAATTTCACTTCATACAACTCCAGTTACAATTCCTGGGATTGGTTGCTGTACCATAGTTTCTTTGTAATATGTTTTGATATTTTTTACATCAGCAACAGTTAGATCAGCTACATCAGCACTAAATTTAGTAGCGTCAAATGTAGAAGTTGATGTGTGTGTAGTAATACAAATATAGTCTTGACCATCATTACTAATCAAATCACCAGCAGTAATTAATGTTATTGCTGTCCAAGGCGTATAATCTCATGGTACATGCATAGCAGTAGTATCACTTTCAGTCATTGCTACATTATTTGAAAGAGCGGGATTGTAAAATATATCTTTGATTTGTACTCCTCAAAGAAATTTAAAGTTGAATGCTGCCTGTTCATTAGCAGTCATACCACTCCATAGAGCAGCAGGTATTCCATAAATATTAGTAGGCATTTTTAAAGGTATAAGAATATAAAAATTGTATCATGATATGATACTACATGAATGATCTTGCCATGTCTTGTGCATTAAATTGATCTTCAGGAGCTGCTTCTTCTTTAGGAGCAGTTTCTTTTTTCTTAGTCTTAATAACTTTACCAATCGCTTCGTAAAGATGTTGAAGGTCTTTAGCGGGTAGGTCTAATACTGCGTCGATTACTTCTTGAATAGGAGCACCAGCAATATCTTCAGCTACATCTTCAGCTGATTCATCTGCTTTTTTTCCTTGTGCTTCTTCTACATCAGCAGGAGCACCTTTAAGTTGTTCTGGAAACATGATAATACATATTAAAGATAAAAGTTTATGGTGTGATACCCAAGATCTGATCTGGGTTATTGGGATTTGTCTCTGGTGTATATCCACTATCAGTTGTTAAGTCTCATAATGTTGCTACATTTTCAAGTCTTGTTATGTCAATATCAGAGTATTGATAACCGATGAAAAATCAACCGAATTCTATCTTATTATTTCATCTTGCTACTATTTCGAATGAGAAAACTTCTCATCGTACCCCAAGAGGAATCTTAACTACACCCATTTTTGCCAGACACATTGTGGTTTCTTCGTTTCAATCAGATGATATCGAACGATCGACACCATAATTTATATATGAATTGAATTCATTATATGTTGTGAACTTCTGTATTCATGCACGAGTTCATAAACAGTTATCTATCTCTATTCAAACAGGATAATCCATTATTTCTGCTAACGCTTGGTTATCCAAATCGGGCGTGATCTTTGTTCTCATTAGATTAGCAACATAATCTGTTCTTCATAGATCGCCATATACTGTTTGGTATCATCGTCAACCATCTATAACAGTTGAAGTGAATCCTGATAGATGAGATTCAATATAACTATTAAACCCAATAGGAAGTTTAACAAACTCAATTTTCTTATTAGCTGTATGTCCCTGATCTCACCATGTCATAGTCACGATCTGCGTGATAGGATTACCGTTATCGGTAGTTCCTGTGTTAGAAAAGACTCAACGTCACAAGAATATTCCATCACACATTCTTTCCATATCACATCATTGTATATATCGTTTATGTCGTAGATTATAGTATCTATCAAAGATAAGTAACTTAGTATTTCAAGATCCATTATTAATAAATACTCGAAACTTATTATATTGTACATCTAAATTAACTTCATCTATTCATCTTATCAACATTCATAAATCAGTATTAAGAAAATTATTCATATATGTAAAATACCACACGGGGATTGAATTACTATATGATGATTGTATTCCCATCTGATAAAAGTCATGTGACTTTCTTACAATAAAAAAGTTTTCATCAGAGGTATTGATAGCTCATTGTGATCGATATCAGTTTGAGTCTGTAATCGCTCACATTTTTGTCACTCAAGTTGTCCAATCTCTTGTAAAGTATCACATATTATCTGGTCCTATAAGAATCAGATATCACATATACTCTATTAATCTTGTATATAATCAATTAGTAACTACATTTAATGATGGTGTGAAATTAAATTTCTCCCAACCCATTCATCCATTTCATAATACTCAGGTTCTACCATCAAGATACGAAAAAGAATCTCATCGTGCTAACATACAATAGATTGTTTTAGGATTTTTTGTGGTATTGAAATTTGTATTGAAATATGTGTCACCTGCATATGTATACTCACATGTTACGGCTGTATCATTGTCGTAATTTCGATGGAAGATACCATCTGATGTTACTCGATGTAATGTAAGTCAATAATCTTTATATACCGTATATGATACTTTATCTAATGTAACATCAGTTAATGGTGTACCATCAACAGCAGACATATTAATTCATGGAACCCGTGTACCATTAATCATTAAAGCATTTGGGGCGATAGTCATATCACCTGTTGGTAAATCTGCTGCTATTCATCAGACCTTAACAACATATCATGTTATTCATGAACCATCAGTAATATAGATATAGTCTCAAGCGGCCGCATTTATTGTTGATCAATCTTCATTAACTAATGAAGAGAAATATTCATCACCTACTTTATTTACTCTCGCTACTCATGCAGTTCATGAAGATACTTTCTTTCATTTAACATGAGTGGTTAATACAAATCTATCATAGAGACAATCTTTAAATGGGAAATATGATTTTCAATTATATGAAGTAATATTTTCTATTCTTCATTCTTCTATATCATTTAAACAACTATTATCACATGGTGATATATCATTGACTGCTACTTGTTTATATAATCTCATCTTTGTCTTAGCATCATTAAGCACAAAGAAATATCTCTTACCATCAACAACTTTCATATCTGTGACATGTGGATTATTCCAATCAGATGTATTATCTGTTAATGATGTCATAGATAATTTTTTGAATCATGCTCTTTTATTTACAAAAAATTGTGTCTTGTCTCCTTTATCAAAAGGTGACTGAGCAAAAAGAGTTCTGAAGGAGTCGTTAAAATATGGCGGCTTTAAAAGCTGACAATTAATAATGTTTTGATAGACTAGATTCCCTTCATTCGTGACGAATCTTCAATCATAATACTGTATGTCTTGTCATTGAGATGCCATAAATTATTTATTTTAGATAAAGTTTTTTACCATTAAGATATTTAGAATATATTTTATTCATATTAATTAAGAACTGTGCTTCAGTAACTTTTCAAACCATAAGTGGTTTAACTACTGTAGTAGTTTTTACTGGAATAGTTTTTTTAATCGTGATTGTAGAAGGAATAGAATCAACTCATTCAATTAAACATTCAGGTCTTCTATTTTCAAATCTATATTCAGCTGTATTTTCTTTAATAGCTCGATCACATTGTTCATATGAAGATATCATTTGTAATTTTTGGTTTAATCATACCATCATTACCCGATATCAAGATCGATATCCATATCAAACTTCATTATAGTTTGTAGATCTTAATAATAATTCATGTCATGGAGAAGATATCCATCATTTAAATATCTCTTCTGGTTGTGTACTAGTAAAAAAATTGTGTGCAATATTTTCTCAGATTTCTATAGATTTATATCATCATATAGATGCTCTATTAGCAGGATTTGTTCAATCAACTTCTGTATGCGAAAAGAATTTATTCTCTGCCATCTCTTTTGCGTATGCCTCAGCAATGTCTTCTAGTTTTTCACTTGCTTCATAGCGTGGTAATTTTAATCATAATCTGTAATTAGTTACAAGATCACTTAATATAGCTTCATATGCACCACCCTCATTTCTTAATGATGCAGTATCAGCATTAGTTATTCAAGTTATCAAAGCCGCAGCAAAGATAACTAGTAATCGTTTAGTGTTTTTCATGGGGATATATGGTTAAACAATAAAACTACTAAGGTAATATGTATTGTCACATACCAACTGGATTAGGTTGTGCTTTCGCGATAGCTGGATATGATGGATCAAACCTTACTGAATCTGGGAATACATTATCTGCCATCTTCATAAAGTCTAATTCTTTTCTGGCAAGTGATCGATAGTTTAGATCTTGTTGTGCCATCATGATACCATAAAGTGGTACAACAATAGCGGCTATAACAAATCATAAGATGTGCATATAACTATCTGGGATCGGAACTATATCATCTCGAGTCTGTATATGTTTAGGTCCACGATAATATGTAACAAATAATGAATTAAGATTAGTAACATCTGCAAGATTAACTTTGATTATTCTTCAGTCTAATCCTCACATTCATTTTATTTCTGATCAACTTACTTGATATTCATTTTCACATAATACATTCTGTGGTAATACTCTGCGCATCTTTATAGGCTGACACTCTGGTCAGTTACATGGAATGTCGCATGGACATGTATATATATCATCTGGGAGATCGTCTACACAATCACATGGTCTGATTGTACCATCAACATCTATCCATTGTGCTGTGTAAAATTTATCTACAGTAGCGACAGGTCGTCTTGTAATAAGTTTCATATGCTTTTTACCAGTGATAGTAAAAGCATCTTTAGTATGTTGCCATGACCATATATATCAGTTATAACTATATATAAAGTTGATTGCCATATTAAGCAAATAGAAAAAACTGTTACCTCAAATTGCACGGGTTGCACCATGCTGACTGAGTAACGGGTATGCAAATTTTAGAGCATCGCGAGCAGTGTAGCTAATTTTGATGGGGTTAGTAAATAAATTATTTCTTTTTATGATGATTTAAAAGTAGGTTCTTTTGTTGAGGATGACAATCAGCTTTTACTGGGAGCTACCCAAACCAAATTAAATTATTTACTTCTAGATCTAGCCATAGCTTTTAACTTTTGTGCTAATGCTCTACGTTTTGGTGTACATGTAGATTTAGTTTCAGGTGTGCAGTAACCCTTATGTGCTGGGTTAATTGCCTTTTGAATCCATCTACTAGTTTTTTTTTCTGCCATTATTTTTTAATAGGAGATAAAGGTTTTCATTCTTCTTTTTTAGGAATAGACATTTCTATCTTCCATCTGAATGTTCATACAGCATCTGCAAAATTAATCATTTGATTTTGTGTAACTAGATCTCATTTATCACCAGTAGTATTAATACCTGCAGATAAAAAATCTTCTATAGTCCTAAGATCAGATGCTACTATTTCTAATAATCACATCATTTGTGGTACTGATTCTAATTCTTGTATGTCTGTAAGTTGAGACAATTCAAAAATAGAAGCAGGTGTATTACCTCATAAAATTCTAACTCTTTCTTTTATTCGATCAATATTATCATCTCCAAAGAATTGATATATATCATTCATTAATAAATGCATTGGCATAAAGATAGGTGAATGAGCCATATCTGTATGGATGTGATGAAACTTATATTGTAAATAAACAAAGTTTGCTAAAAGCTTTGAAAGATAAGCTATACAATCCATGAGAAAATAATTAGAATATAAACTAAGATTAGTATATTGATTACAATTGATTTTGCAACTCTATGTATGCATATTATGATAACCTTTATATATCAAAAAAACTAAAGGTTTGACCCTTTAGTTTTTTGAAGTGCTATCCCCAACACTTAATACTTAGTGTATTGATTAGCTGGGAAAAGGCAACTTATTTTTTATTTAGATTCTGAAACCTTCGATGATAGCATGTGCTCCTGAATCGATACCTCCGATGATCAAAGCCATTTCTGTCCACACGTCGTAGTTTCTACATTCATGTTGACCTGGTAATGTAACATCTTCAATATTGAATCCTTGAGTTGATTTCAAGATTGTTCCAGATTGCAAGTCTAATCTAGCGTTTGGTCTTGTTCTCAAACCTACAAGTGGTTTAGCGATGAACAAAATTGAACCAGCATTTCTTGTAATCTTAGTCCACTCTGAACATGTCATGATCTCAGTCTTTCCATTTGGAGTTTGGATTACTGGGATTGTAAAGTCCTTAGTAACATTATCTGTTCTAGTAACCATAAATCCTGTAAATTTATTCCAAGCGTTATTGAGTTTCATGAATGCTGCCATAGCAGTATTATCCATAACCATTGTAGTTATAGATCCTCTTGGTACCATACCTGAGTTTTGACAAGCAAGGATAACATCCAAGATAAGTCTTACTCTATCTTCGTCAGTCAATAGACCAGCAGCAGATCTGATAAGTCTTAGTTGTGGTTTTAATGCATGAGCATTTCTCAAAGCTGGAATCAATCCGAGAGTTTCTCCAGGTAGATTTCCTGTGTTGATTGGATTTCTATTTCTTCCCATATAGAACATTCTAGCTGCAGATCTAACCATATTCAAGTTAGCTCCCCAAATCTTCTGTCTCAAATAATCCATTACTCCGTCTTTAGTGTCGTAAGATCTATTGAGCTCATTCTTATTCATAGAGAATTTATACCCTAAGTGTTGAATGAAAGATTGCTTCATGTTGTATCCTTGAAGTTGGAATGTGTTTGTAATAGGGTCACAATCATTTCTTGAATGGAATAGTTTCAAGATTTTATCACCAGGATAAGTTCCTTGATACCATTGATTAGGGTCATTTAAGAATGTATTGATTGCGTTAGGTGCAACATTTCTTCCTTTGTAAGTTACCAATGGAAGTTCACCAGGATTACCATTACCTTCTAGAGTCAATCTTGTATAAGTTTGACCATTGAATACATGAGTATCAATAGCAGTAATAGTTCTGATGATTTGTGTTGAACAACAATCAATGTCAGAAATTCCATCAGTAGGATCATTTCTATAAACAAGGATTGTATCATTTACTTCAACTAGTTTGTTTGTTCCAGGAGCATTCAAGTTGATAGGGTTACCATCTTTGTTTGCTATAAGAACTTGATTAGTTGGAGCAGCTTCATCTTGTACGATGAAAATTTCTTCCTCTTCATATTTCCACTCTGACCAAATATATCTAGTACCATCAACTGGTTCGATAAGTTCAATGTTAGGAAATGATTTGAAAGTAAGAGCTGCTAATGGTGCATTCTGCATATTAGTAGGATCTAATATTTCGTCGTAATTGAAAAGCAATTGTGCAATTGTAGGGAATTGCGTCATGTATGCTTTAAACAAAGGAATTTTTTGTGTTTGAAGAATTGACAAAGCATCACCAACATAATATTTTCCGTTAGGAAAATTATATTGTTGAGTATATGCTCCTGGTTCTCCAACATTGAGTCCAGTATTTACAACACCATTTAATCCATGCCATGTATATGACTGGGTTTGTGATGGGGTGACATCGCAAGGTGTAGTATCTGGAGCACACGGATTACACCCAGGTGATTTTGGATCGTACATGTGAGAATACTATAAAGTAATAAAAAGAATTGTTACAATATAGTTATCCAACTATACTGTAAACTAAAATTGCATGACATTATATCAATCATCTTTCTTTGGTTCTGCCTTAGGCATGTCCATCGACGCACCTCAAGTTTCAGAATTAAAGTATGATCCTGATTTAAGCCAATCCAATAGATATGGATCCATTGGTTTTTCTGTAATCTGTTCGATAATCTTTGAAGCTTCTCAAACTAAATTACGTTTATTATATAAGGTATTGTTATCCTTATTGAGTTTGTAATAGTCTATTAACGTTTGGAGCTCGTCTGGAAGTTGCACGGACTTACTTTTTTTCATCTCTCGCTCAAGTTCTTTTAACTTGTCGAAGACTTCGTTATTTTTTGCTCTTTCCTTTTCTAGCATCTGTTCTAACTGACCCTTCTCTACGGACTCACGTTTCTTGTCAAACTCTAAGTTTGCAAGTTGATCTTCTAGGTCATATATATAATTAGTGATTTCCTCCTTTTCGTCAACTGATAACTGTTGGTTATCATCTCTTTCTAGAATTTTAGGAACCTTAACTGATTTTTTATCAGGCTTTACATTGACATCATCTTTAATTTCCTGTTTTGTTTCAGGAGTTTTTTTAACTAATTCAAGGAGATCATCAATCTCTTTATCAAGATTGTATGGTTCAGTTTGATTGTTTACTGGCTCAACAACAGGCTGTGGTTGTTGTTCTGGTTGTTGTGGTTGAGACTCAGACTGCACAGGTTGTTGTTGAATTGGTTCCTGTGTCTGTTTAAATTCTTCTGGATTAGGTTGTTGATCTGCTCTAGTATCACGAGGTTGCAGTCTTTCGATAACTGCATCCATCGGATCTACAAATTGTTCTCCACTCATGGGGATAATAATTTAAAAGATAAAAAGAATTATTTGCAACATGTTGCTGATTTACAATCACATTTACCACAACATTTTTTTCCGAAAACTAATCTACATAATCGGCATCGGAATTTTTTACATGGACATTTTTTACACATAGGAATAATATAATAAAGATAAAAGGAATTACTCTGCTGCTGCTTTCATTACTTCAGCGATGTTCATAGGCGGAGCTACTTCTCATGGAGCAGTAGCAGCACCTACTTCGCTAGTTCATCATGTTGGCCCAGACTCTTCTGGTTGTTTAGGTATATATGGATATACTCATCCTCATTGTTGATATCCTCATCACTGTGGTGAGTTCTGGAATTGTCATTGGCCTCATCCCATCTGTGGTTCTTGAGGTAATAATTTCTTAGCTTCAGTTGTATAAAGCATCAACTGAACTTCCATATCGATAGCTTTCTGTTTAGCATCTTGTACCATCTTATAGTATTCATCTTCTCATAATACCATGTTAGGATCTTGCCCAAAGAGATTCAATCAGTTCTTAAGAAGATCACTGTTTTTAACTTGTCGTCTTTGTGTAACTGGGTCTTGACCTAGAGTCTTAACAGCATTCACTATCTCTGTGAATTGCGATCTCTCGACAATCTTGTTGATATCTTTGATAGATTCAAATTCAAATTCGTAAATGTATCTACCCTCTAAGTCTTTTTGTTTGATAGTCTTTCGTTCACTTACCGAACCATCATCACCAAACACTGGGACTTCAAATTCTTCTGGCATATATTCTTTCATGTATTCAATCCAATCTTCAGCAGTATCTGTAAGCATCTCATTCATAGAACCAATGAGTGGCTTAAGAGCATCACTCAATCATTCATATCTCAGATTCGAGTCTGTCGCCGACCTCGCTACTCCTTGGAGTTGATTGTAGTTCGACGGGCTCACAGTGAAGTTCGCCATGTCTAAGATATTTGTCATTGATGTAATTACACCAGGATCTACTGAAGGCATTTCGAGTGTCTCAATCTTTCATGGTCATCTAATTTGTTTGAATGTAAATGGTTCGTAATTCAAAATCTTTTCACTTCATTCAATGAACTGTCCTGGTTGTAGTAAGAACATAGGACCAGCTTTGAACTTGATCAAATCAAATGACAAATTATATAATGCATCATATAGTTTTTGCTGACCTGCTAACATAGTTCAAACTCAGTCAGCTACTCGTACTCATGGCGATCTAGTGTATCCACATTTTTTAAATGGATGTACTTTATGTGTTACATCTTTTAATGGATTAACTCCATCATAAACTATATATCCATTAAGGAATAATACTAAGTTGTCTTCTGTCCATCGTTCACAATATTCTGAATGATTATTATCTAGAGTAAGTTGGAATAGATTATCAACTTGGAAATTCAAAGTATTAAGTGCATAATCTTCATAGTATTTAATAAGTCTAATCTTATCATAGTTCTTAAGTGAGAATGGTTTAGGATTTTTAACAATAAATTCTAAATGTTCTTTACTAAGCGATCAACTTAATGCAGCAATTTTTTTGATGATAGCATTTATAGGTAATACTTTTCTATAAATCATATCCCTTTGATCTTCATACGGAACAAAAGGCTCACCAAACAAATTAAATTCAGAAACCCAATCAAAGATAGCATAATGATTTTGGATTCATCGAATATTTTTTATAGTTGGATCTTTAATTTCTTTCACCTTTTCTTCACTTGGCATGAATCAACACCTAGCAAACCCTGGTCAAATATTGATAGCTGTTGTTCACATATCAACCAAAGACTTTCTAGCCTTTGATGAAGAGAAACAGTATTCAATAGCTGCTTGAACCGTATCAGCTTTCTTTTTATTCTGTTTTGCAACAGGATAAACTTTAATAGCAAAGTTTGCACCAAACATTGCTGACACCAATCTATCAACATAAGTTCTAATGATAGGTTGTTTCTCATTTGTAAGAAAATGTAATCACTTTGCTTTCAATTCAAGTGCCCTATCTATCGTACACAACGTATAATCTTTTATTTCCTGTACTCGTTTTGGAAAAAAGGTTTGTTCATAGATAGAAACCCTCTTGATAATATCAGCTCTGAATTTATTTTCAAGAGTAACTTGTCAAGTTTTATTAGTCTTAACTCAGTTCGTAGCATAGAAATCGAACTCAGTTGGGATCTGATGTTGTTGAAACATATCCATCTTCTCAGACACAGTAGGTGTCTGTTCAGATAGAATGTGTGTTGCGGTTTGATCTACCATAGATAATTGTTAATTAATAAAGTTGTCATGGATTAGCGAATGCGTTAAGTACATTGATAACTGTATCGCTCTTATAGTATTTCTTAAGCTTAAGATACTTATCTACTAGTTTTATTATACTTGGCCGATCCCTTAGCATTGCTCCCTTTGGGCCTTGAAACACGGCGCTTTCTATTCCCTCCTTGATAACTCACATTATATAGTCATCATCCAAGCCCGCTTTTTCTAGTGCCGCTATTATCGTACCTAATTGCTTTTCTGCTAAGCTTTCTTTTCATGGTATTAACAATTGTGAAGTCGATTGGTTTGTCAGGGTCCTCACGTTTTGTGAATCATCTTGCTGATCCTCACTTCTGACTAGGTGTTCTTCCACTTGGAGGAACTTCGGTTGGAATTCATTTACTAAAATCTGAGATTCTAGCAACTCAGGTTCCGACTCACTTTCCGTATTCAACGAGATAATCTCGTTCTTTGGAAGAATAATACTTTCATCAATAGGATTTGCTTGTTCCATAAGATTTATAAGGAGAAAATAAATAGGATAGGTTTCTCATTTGTAAAGAGGTATTAGAATATATTGGATATTCTTTACTATTATAATAATTTGAATTACCAAACGATGTTCAAAATTCATCTTTAAAATATTGTTGTGCTCATTTTTCTTTTGCTAATTCTACTGTACCATCTACAGTACCATGAAGAAAACGCATAGTCTCCATAAATTCATCTTTATATTTAGATGTAGACATAGTAGGAGCGATAACAGATAACTTATTATATAATCATATAAACATTCATTTCTTCATCTCTATCTTAGCTTCTTCAGAAAGATGTGATGTAGTTATATAGTTTAATGTATTGTTTAATCACTTTAACATAAGTCAGTTATATTCAATGCTTGCATTGTCTGAACCTTTAGGCATCCATAATGTTGCAAAAGCATTGCTTATTTTATATCCATCTGGATTTCAATTAGCCATTTGGATTTTAGCCATAAGATCCATAGCATATACTTGATTCATTACTGAGTTCTTATATGGTTTCTCTTCACCAGTATCTGTCTTCTCGTATGTAAAATTGATATCTTTAGATGGTCTACCTGCTTTATCATACGGATCTGATAAACTACTTTGTAATTCAGGATGTGCTTCTCTAGCGTAGAATAACGACATGTTCTTCCATCACATTGGCTTATCAGTAATATACATTAAGTCACCATACATTTCTCAAAGATATGATTCTACTTGTTTACTTATAGTTGGATCTGGTTTTCCATTAACCCAAGCACCATCTATATCACCCATTATTGTTCACCATTCTGATGAAACAACATTAGCTAACATCTCTTTTCCAGCACCAGGAGTATTAGCTTCAGCAAATGCTAACATCTGCACTGCTCATTTCTGATTTCATTTTACTGATTCATTAAATAATTTTAATCGTTGTGTCCAGTCTCATTCTTGCATAGAGTCTTTCATTAGACCAACAAACAAATCTTCTTGATTCTGTCTAGCTGGCCACGTTCTTTCTGTACCAGTACTATCAATAAAATTAAAATTCTTTCTCATATCATCAAACCAAGCTTGTGGATTAACCTTAGATCAATAGGATCACATATTAGTTAGTTGATAATATGCATATTGTTTTCCATCATTACTTATTGCGTTCCAATCTATTTCTCATTTCAATATATGGTTTTGAAAGAAATCATCTTGTCATAATATTCATACTACCTTAGAATTTATTTCTTCATCTTGAAACTGTCATAACTTTCGATCTTTAATAAATGGTAAATTATATAATATTCGATTACCAAGATAATTTTTTGGATCAGCTATTAGTTTTTGCATAGCTACATTACCACTCATCTTTCTATATTCTGCAATGAATGGGTCTTGATATGGCATTAACTCTTGTAGATATGCTTTATTAGTAAGCGGTGTATATAAATCAAAACTATTACTAGTTACTTCTTGAGATGAATAATACAAATATCATCCAGTTGCTTTTCTAAATGAAAGAAAAATATTTGGTAATAAATTCATAACATCTTTATCTCTTACAGTTTCTGATACTCAACCTATGGCTGCTTTAGCTAACGTTGCTCTCCTGAAGAAATCATTAATAATTTGTTTAGCAGTATCCAATCATGCCTTTTTAAAATCTGAACCTGTAAAATTTATTCTTCAATCATTATCTACATCTCATAGTATTCAATATATAAATGCTAATGCAGCTCTACCAAACGGATTAGATTCAAATGCTTGAATAGGAAACGAATAATTTTTTCCTAACTCATATCATTCTCTTAATGTAGTTACAAAATCTTTTTGTCAATCGTTATCTGATATTAATCTATCTTGTTTGAATCACATACCTATAGCAAGATTCATTTTTTCTATAAGATGAGCAAAGTCATCACTCTTTGAAACATAATCTAAAGCTCGTTTATCAGCTTCTATCTTTCATAATGTTTCTAGTTTATCTAAGTATATTTTTCAATATGTTCATCTTATTAATTTAGAACCAATAGCTTGTCATATAGTTTCTAAACTAGACTTCATCATACCCATACCCCACGATCCCATCAGTGAATATGTTCGGTATAATGCTTGTTTTAATTCAGGAAGTGTATTATCGAATGTTACTTTACCTTTCCAAAATTGTGTATATTGCCCAGTTCTTTTGTTAAGAATTTCTTCAGATCTTTCTTGTAAAGATTTAAGAATACTCATTCTTTCAGATTCAGAAACACTCTGAAGATATATATCTAATTGTTTGGCGGCATCGGGTCATGCAAACTGAGGAAGAAATTCTTCGATAGCTTGTCACAATGATTGGTTTCTTATAGACTTACTATAGAATATATCTGCTGCATTATAAAATCATGATTTATATAAATCAGATGCTTTCATTGTAATTGCATCAACTGTATGTGCTAATCAATCAGCATCAACACCCATCATTTCTTTAGCTACTCGTTGTTCATATTCACTTGTTGTATATAAAACATTATACTTTTGTCTAAAATCATATAACTCTTCGTTAGTAAAATGTTTAATATTATATTTTCTCATAGTTTCAGTAAGCCATGCCATAGAGTTCATCACTAACATCTTAGGCATACCTCAAACATTTAATACTGTTTGTCATATTCTATATACATCAGCACCTAAGAATGTTTGGAAAAATTGTGCGATTCTTGATTCGTTATGATCATTACCAATATATTTCCATAGTGTACGATATCTATTCCAATCTATATCTGGAAAATCTATCTTAAAAAAATCTTTAAACTTATCCATATTATCTCTAAGTTCTATGAATCAATCTCTATCAAAAAATTTCATGAACTCTCATAGACCTCAATCTCATGCAAGTCTAGATAAAGCAGCAACTTCGTTTCCTGTTCTTCTATCTAATCATAATGCAGATAATGTTTTATTAATAATTCATTTTCATTCTCCTGGTGTATATTTTAATGATCTTAATTTTGTTTCTATCTTTCCTTTAAGTTCTGGATATTGTGGAAAAAATTTATCAGCAGTATCGTTAGCAAACCTTCTAACTTCTTCCATAAGTTCATCGCTAATTTCTAACCCTGTATCAAATGTTTTTTTTGCTGCTATAGAAAGAGCTTTCCATAATGATAACCCATTAGATTTATATAATGGTTTTGTTAATTCAAATCAGTCATTATCTATGTTGGATCTTTTTAATGCATCATTAAGATTAGAAAATGTGAAAAGCTTATTAGCTGTTTGTCATTTAGCTAATTGCACGCTTGTCATACTTGATATCTTTTTTTGTGTAAGAATATTCTCGGTAGTATCTATTCAGTTAGCAGTAAGAATAGGAATATTTTTTCATGGTAGTTCTTCATTTTTAACTATTTTATCTATGGCATTAATTTGTTTTCATACTTTATCGGTAATTAATGTTCACCAATATTGTCATGGCTCATTGGGATCTCTTAAATCTTTAAAGAATGTGAGCATTCTTTCTTTATCTGATATAGGTTTTCCTGATGAATCAGCAACATATCTAAATCATGTCTTAGGATCTATCTGAATACTTTCCCCTGCAGCTTCATCAAATAATAAATATCTTGTTGTCTGATATTTACCTTCAGATTTTATAGACTTAGTAGTAAGTGATTTAAATTCTTCTCATTTTTTAGGTTGAAGATTTTGAGATGTTCTTTCATATGTGTATTCTACTCCATCTAAAACTATTTTTCAACGTTGTCAAAAAGTATGATCGACATTCTCTATCATATTTAACAACATCTTAGATGGCTCCTTAGAATATTTACCTTCTGCTATATAATCACTAATGAGATCTTTAGCAATAGTCTGTCTAGTGGTTTGTCTTCTACCTCTAGTAGCTCATACTATTTCATTATCAGATAATTTTTTAATCATATTAATATTATCTACTTCACTTTTTCAATGCTTGAGTATATTATCTATCTCTGTATCAGTAATATAACTAGGTACAAGATTATTTGCCCTTATAAAATCTTTAGTAAGTTCGAATGTATCTCATATTCATGCAGCAATAGCTTTAGATTTTTTAATAATCTTATCTATTGGCATTCTTTTATACATATCTATTTTTGCTTGAACATATTGTTTAAGTTTTACAGCATCATATTTACCCATAGCATTATTATACTTCTGCATATACTTATCTGTCATCTCATTGAAGATAGATTGATCATCTACAGACAATGTCATCCATTTTTTTTCTGGTATATCTCGAAGTTTCTTAGATAATCATTCAGTAAATAATTGATTATACTTTATTGAGTCGGGTCCATAATGTTTTAACACTCTACTAACATCTACTATCGCATCAATAGCAGTAAATACTGTGTCTGTTCGGAAATTACTAGTGGTATATGCTTTTGGATTATGTCATTGTAACGCACCAGCCATAATATAATTATTTATCAATAACTTAGCAGGCTCTAATAAAAGTTTTTGTGTTACATAACTATCTTTGCTTACCATATTGATAGCATCAAGAGGAGTCTTGCCTCATTTAATGAGTTCAAGATATTCTGGTAATACTTTTCATAGTAATTTATTTAATGGTGATCCTGCTGTCTCAGCAACTTCAGCAATATTTCTTCCAGACTTAACAAGCTTCGCTGTTTCTGCAGCTAATTGTCATGCCTTTGCTAGTCTTGTTGCCTCAATACCTTTCTCTAATGTTGCAATTTCTCATGCTCATACTAGAAATGGTGCAATCTGAGCAACAAGTTCAGGTCACATTTGTATTCATCTTCTAGTAAAGTTCTGAAATCACTCCCAAGTTTTCTTTGTCCATCATTGTGGTGGTGCTATTTTTGAATCAATATTAGCAAGTGATTCCATATCCATACGCCCAAGAACTCATGCTGGTCAACCTAGATATATAAATCATTTCATAGTATTAAGTAAATTTTCTGCTTTAGAAAAACCTATACCAACTCATTCTAGAATTTTTTGTCATACATTTCCTGATCTAAATTTCATTTCATTTATATTTTGTTGTGCAACATCTCATCTATTAAGTTTTAATGAGTCAATTGCTTTATTTAATGATTCTTGTGGTCATCATGCTACATTATCCACGATTCATTTTAATGCTAATCCTGGCGCTAAAGCAATTCAAGAAGTAATAGTATTACCTAAATCTTTTTCTCACATAATATCTTGTATGTTTTGATTAGTTTCTTTTAAATATGAATCTGTTAACTCATGAATACTATTTCATTTCAATCATAAGTTTACAATCATATATCTAACATAAGGAATTACATTCTCTTCATTATTCTTAATCATACTATTTGCTTCATCTATTTTTTTTTGATAATATTTCTTATCAGCATCAGTTTTAGATGTAGTTAATAATTCTTCAGCCATTTGTTTTTGTATATATGGCTTAGAAAGCACATGATCTACATTACTATCCGTTATAAATTTATCAGCAATAGGATATATATCAGTTCATTCAAGTTTTTTTCATCTATAATTTCTTCACTGTAATATTGTATTAGTAAAAGGAGCAACAATATAATTATAATTTGTCTGTTGAATATTTTGTAATGTTTTTTTATCCTTAATCTCTGTATCACTAGGTCATATAACATCTTCTTCTCGCATTTTTTCTACTTCTCATTTATGAGTTGTATATTTTTTAGCTAGATTTTCCAATGTATTTGCTGATGGGACATCTTTTAATACTCCGTGTGACATCTCAAACGCTTGCGAAAAAATCTGATCTTGTAAAGCGTTAACCTCTGGAGCTTTTTGTTCAGTAGAAATATTAGGATTGTTAAGTATAGCATTCTTTTGTTGATAAAGTTGTGCTATATTATCCAAATAATTGAAATCACTCTTACCACCAGCTGTTTTATATGGGCTAAATTTCTTAGGAAGGTCTACTTCGTTCTGTTTATAGAACTCATACTCTTTATTATTTTGTTTTTGTGGTTCAATAAACAATGGTTTAGCAATATCTTCAATAGCAAAATGTCCTATCCTTCAGATAGTGCTTCATATCTTACCTCGATTACTAGCATCTTCTGGCATTGGCTCATTCGTTTGATATCATTTAGTAACTCATCACATAATTTGAGGTATAACTGGTGCAGTATTTGGTACTCATCATCTATACGATAATCATTTGATCATTTCGCTTTGTGCTTTGGCAGCATCAGCTTTTTTCTGTGCTGCTTCTATATCTGCATCTTGTTTATCTTTTTCCTGCTGTGTTTTTGGTTGGAAAATATTTATCCAAGGTGTGGTTGGACGAAATGGTACATTAACTATTGGCTGTGTTTGTGGTATTTGTGTCTGTATTTGTGCTTGTGGCTGTTGTATTTGTTGTTGTGACACTTGTTGTGTGGGTACAGGTGTGTTATTATCACCATCAAACAAATCTACGGCTCTATCGTACAGACTTTTTAATGTACCTAAAATATTCATATATATAATTAGTAAATAAACTTCTGGAAATATTTAACATTATCTACTGCGGTCTTCTCGTTTGTAATTTTATCCTGTTTTTCTTTCTTTCGTTTTCTTAAATCCTCTTTAGTTACCGTTTGTGCTGGTGCATCGCTCAATGATGCCTTTGGAACTAGTGTATATTTGAGTCCAAGAGTCTCATAATAGTAATACAATGCTACAAGTAAAGCGTTTACATGGTCATCATTCGCTCATACTCACGAATATGTAGTCTTTCCTGTGGCATCATCATAGATTTCATAGAATGCATCCATCTCTTTCTGTAATTGTGTCATACTATTTGACATTAATATCTTATCATGATCGAATAATATCTTTGCGATATTGATTAAGTGTGATTTTGGTACTCTCATCTCGTTCCATACATTACCTTTTGTTATATTGATTCCAGCATGATAAGCAATACGAAGATTAACTACAATTCATTTTAATTCCATGACTTCTGCAGTTGCTTTCTGTGTTCAATCCATAACAAAGTAGATATCACCAGGGTTATTTATGTACTGTTCAGCAGATTTCTTATGTACTTTTATCTGATCTGCCTGTACTCAGTAGTTAGTTTGGTCAACTTTATTCAAATGGGCTTCTTCCATTATAGCGATCTTATTCAAATGTTCATTATATCCCGTCGTAATCAATGGTGATTTGTCTTGAGATAGTGCAGGATCATATCATTGTACTATGTATTTATAATTATTAACCAACAATGTCGTCGGATCTCTCAGAGTTGGTTCATATTTAAATATCTTTCCTTCATCTGGGAACCTAGAATACAGTTCCGCTAGGTATTTCGCTGGGTCAGCACTATATTGTTTCTTGATTGCAATCTTTTCTATATCAGGAAGGAACTCATTATCATCAATTGTGTAGCGGAGTCATGCATAATGTGTCATTGGTGTCATGGTTGATCGATTATCTTTAATAATTTGATCGATATCCTGCATAACCATCGACTGTTTCTCGTATTCAGTCAGCATTTCATAGAACCGTCACTTCTTTATATGCTTATACATCGTGGATGCAGCAACAAGCGTCGCTCCCTCATGGGTAATCATCGGTTCGATTCCATCATACACATCTCTTGCGATAAGGTGAGCCTCATCGATGAAAATATCGTCAGCAAAGAACCCGATTCATGGATTACGTCACTCCTGTGAGATGAACGTGATGGTTCCGAGTACCCTCTTTCATTCCTTGAAGGAAAGGATTCAATACTTCGAATCGTATCTGAACATCTGCTCTCCCGCTTCACCGAATGCTTGTGTCATCTTGGTGATGTAATGTAATACTGGCATCAGGGCTTTCTCCGTTAGTCCTATGTACAGGACGGACGTTGGTCTGAATTGCGCTTTCGGATTGTGTTTCATAACAGCACGGAGAGCTAGGAAGACCATCAGGAGCGTCTTACCTTGCCTACGGGGGCAGGCAAATAGGGTTCTCTTTCCCATTCTTTTGATCACGTCGTACTGTCGTCGTTGGAGGAGCGGCCTCAATTTCTTTTCTGGGTCGATGTCACGTCATTTGGCGTTGGCAGCGTCAGAGAAGATGGCGTATCTCAGTCAGGCAGTATAGTTGTCTTCAATATGGACATCAAGAACTGGGTTAGAAATAGTAAAGTCGTAGTTTTTCTTGATCGGGAAATCCATATTCTCTTTGGATAAGTTGGATTTGATCGACAGTTTGTAATCGATCTCCATCTTATACCCGTCTAAATACTCTTTCATGAGGATCAGTGCTGTCTGTTCGATCGCTTCTTCTTCCGTGATATTCTGTCTCGCTTTCGCGATATCAGTTGTAGTTTTATTTAACGAGAAAAATATAGGCACATTATTGATCAGTGTGATATTATGTGTCTTAATCAGTGATTGTCGTACACCGAGAACGTTATCGGATAGCATCTTTCGCTTCGCTTTCTGAACGATGTAGTCATAGAAAGCTGCTGTTATGTTGGTGTCGGGGATATCTTGATTTGGGAATAGCTCTTCTGGACGGTCGGCGTGTGGTGTCCATAACGGCAGTTTGTGTATGATCTTCTTACCATACACCTCGATCGTCGTGTCTTGCCACGCGATATTACTGTTCTCTTTCGTGAGTTGGTTGACCTGGTCCCATCGTGTAACCGCCTGTAACGACGAGAATGTCTGGTCCGAGTCTTTGATTCTGCCTTCGTATACTAACCCGTATTTCAGCGCACGAGAAACCCGTCCGTATTCTACGGGTTTCTGGTTGGGATATATTGTTTGGGTTATAACACTATCGGTCATTCATCTTTAACTGTTAAAGGTGATATATCATCATCTATCTTTTCTGTGATAGGAGCCGTCTCCTCTGGGATCACAGCGATTATATTGTCTTTCCCCTCATCCACAGTATTCACTACCGCGTTCACTACCGCGTCCACATCATCAACCTGTGTGGTCTTGTATGCGATATCTTCGATTGTCTGTTGACTTTTGATTATCGCCTTGAGTTCTTTGATCTCCTCTCTGAGATCATTGATATCATCTCATGATGATTTCGGTTTGCTGGATAGCTGTATTGATGATTGATTGGGTTGGGTTGGTAACTGAATGATATCGTCGATGATCGATCTGAGTATTTCGTCGCTCACCTCTCTGTCATCGATTATCGCTTTACCGTCCCGCGTGATCGGGATGCGTATCTCGTTAGTCGGGTTATTCAGTAATAGGTAGTCAGGCGTCTTTCATTCCTTCTGTCGCTTCCACTGTTGGAACTGTTGTGGATACTTGCTCTGGAGGATATCATGTACTTGTGGCGCGTTCTGTTGCGCTAGATCATGGATGAACATCTTCAGTTCATGAGTCAGAAGATTTCACATCATCTTGTAATTTAGTTCCTGATAATACTTGTTGTCGTGTTTTAAAAACATTGGCATATTCTTTAGAATGTAAAATGGTACCTGTCAGTTCCCGTCAGGCGAAGGTTGTTAGATAGTGGACAGCCGTTTTGGCTTGAGCAGGCAATGCATTGTATATGGTTTTCTTACCAATAAATTGTGCTAAGTCTATTTGACCATCTCTTTTTACTTGTTCGAGATCGATTTTGTGCATGAATTATTTTTTTTTCTTTGGTAAAGGAGCATTGTGTTTTCTAACTAAATCTTCTTTTGGCTGTTTCTTTTTTGCCATAGATACTGTTGATTTATTAGTGATTTTGTTTTGTTTCTTCACAATAAGCTTGATTGAGTCCTTTACTATTTTTTCCATAAGCAAAGGAATTTCATTAGCAAGATTGAATTTGTTGAGACTGGTAATCTCGTCTGCTACTAATCGACCAATATTGTGGACGATGGTTTCGTAGTGGGCAGGAAGGAGATCGGGTTGTTTTGGGTGCATAAGTCCTTGTTCAAATAGACTAAGTCATGTCACAACAATCTCGTTGTAGATATATCTAGCCTGTTTGTCCCGCTTCTTTCGTTGCTTATGGGCCTTTGAAGAAGCATGAAATTTCATTTTATTATCCATGTGATAGGAGATTATATAAATAAAAACTTTGTAATATTATGATATGCTTCTAGGGCATGTTTATAAATTAATGCCTCGGGAGTTTTGGTCGTAAGTCTTGTAATCCTATCTCTGATTGATGTAACAGCTCAATCTAATTGTGATACAAGCTCTCTTTTTTTATCATCCATTGTATCATTCATAAGATCATCCTCCGCGGTAGCTAAACTTCTAAGCATATCATTCAATTCTGCTTGAGAAAATTGAAGCACTATTCGTTCTTTAATTGCTTCATTTGACTCAATAAAATCAGTTGCAACCCTAACTTTTAAGTTGTCTTTGCTTGCTTTGAGATTATCCACTGTTTTTTCTAAGTGGTTAATTCTTAATTGTGCTGTGTTTAAATCCATGATTATAGGGAAAAGGATAAAAGGTTATCTATGATATAAAGTTATGGTTGAGAAAGTCAACTGAATCTTTCAACTATCTTTATAATCCTGTGATAGGACTGTCCGCCGTCTCCGTCCCAGATGGTATTAGTCTGTAGCATATTCTCGTTTAAATCAACCAGCGGTGTTGAAGTTCGGTTTCTTTCTGAGGCAATTAGATATCTGTGGGGCAGCAATTCATAATTCCCTTACAACATCTGATGTACTAGATCGTATCTTCATAACCTCACTAGTATGTTTGTTTATCTGTTTTATGGGTATTGATTGTGGATGTTTAGCTCAGAATTTTCATTTGAATTGCAATCAGAATCATTTTCATAGCACCTCTCTACCATGGATTAGATTGTCTCTGTGGTCTATCCACTCTAAATTATCTATACAATTATCTGTCTTATCTCCATTCTTATGATTAATTTCTAATTTATTATCGGGATTGGGGATAAATGCATAAGCTACTAATCTATGGACCCTACACTTCTTTTTTTTTCAGTGACCATTACTTAAGCCGACCTTGAGATATCATTTCTCGTTTGGTTGAGGTTTAAGTAGATTAAGTCATCTAACTTTTCATGTGTTACTTACTTCGTATTTCCCCTCAAAACCATAGATGTCCTTTCGGATTTCTTCCATTTTTTAATAGATTAAAGATTAAAAGTTTATTATATTATAATGAAAGTAATTATTAATGCAAGTGATTATTATATAAAAGACGCGGGTATTATTTATTGAGATTTCCCCGCTCACTACTATCTATTCTTTATATTTTATATTATACTGGGGGGTCTTACTATCTTGCTATCTCTCTTATTATTATTATTATTATTATATTTAATTATTATTTAGTCTTAGGTTCCTCGCTTCGCTCGGGGACAAGAGCATTCGCTCTTGACTCGGGTCGGCTGTTAATACATGTATGGTCTACGATCATATCATTAGAGGAACCATCCAAGGAAGAGTCGTATCATAGCGAAGCTATGGTACAAGTAGGAAGACCAGCAGAGCTGGTCGACTATCTACATTGCGAGACACCCGTCTCGCTTAACCTATGCCCCGTCCCCGGGACGCGGGCCCGTGTTCACTAGGTCGAGTCCGCACCCGCCGTCCCGCTATCCCTTAAGTGGACGGTCGGCAGACCATTCATATGTCGGCTGTCCACTTCTCCGCTCTTGTCAACATCATCTCTTATAATTCCAAATATGTCTAGTTTTATTTTTTTCATTATGTCTTTATTATTATTCTTTATTCCTTTATATGTCAATCACTATTATTATTTTTCCCCCATATGTTTATATCTTTTTTGTTTTTTTCCCCCGAAGCATAGTGAAACGTACTTGCAGAAGATATATATAAATGAAAATGTATAATTCATTTTATAGTAAAATTTTTTTTTATACCCATTTTTTTAGTAGTAAATATATATATATATATAGAATAATAAATTATATATATATATATATATATATCTTCTACATACATGTTTCACTATGCTTTGCGGAGAAACTATGCGGAAACGCTGGACGGCAGTCGATTCTGTATATATAATCACAGTGATTATATCACACTTCTGAAAATGGCTAGTGATTATGACACAATAACAACACAAATGTCAAGACTTGACATCACCTTCTGATTTACTTTTTTTACTTGCACTATTCTAGAAATCATACAGAGATTCATAGTGAACATATAGATATCTATCTATACGTCTATAACATAGTATACATACCTATCACATAATGTCCATAGGGTCAAGCTACTCTACTCTACTCTACTCTCCTCTCCGCTCTCACGTCTCACTACAGACAACGTTCTGTTCGGAGCGGGGACGACGGACGGCAGACAGAGATATACGAAGTGGGATAAACAATCCCACATCTATTATCCGTCCTAGGCAGGACGGCGGGAGCGATGTTAATATAGAGACCACAATCCGTGTTGACTACCAATGTTCAGTCGTTTGCTATGCGCATCCAAAGGATACGCAAACGACTCGGCTGTTCCAGCCGATCTCCTTACTCGGAGAGAACATTGAGAAAGGAATCACCTTCGCTCCCTCAGCCTTACGGCGGAGCGAAGAGAATGGATATGCTACGAGTCAGGACGGCTTTCCATATCACGGAGATTGAAACAGCGTATGTATATATATATATGCTGTTCAATTCTAACTATTGAAAAGTTGGTTACAAGACCACATTATACACTCATCTGTAGGGACGGCAGACATAGGTCTGCCATATTGTCCCAACAGATGGTGTCAATGAATCTTGCAACCACCATACTATATATATGCCTGCGGCGCAAAGGTATTACTTTTGCAATAGTTAAATTGAAAGCAATATTTTGATATCTCTTCATTGAGATTTTATCAAGATATTTTTTATTCTTTTATACTATCATTATGAAAAACTCTACACCTACTACCCAGCCAATGAGCAATGAACTCATTAGCAATCCATCCTTAGCTACATTGCTAAGACAACAACTATCTCAGGAAGATTTGATAGACCTTGGTCTTATAAGGAATCCAATCTACGATAACCACGAAGTGGTTAAACAAATCAAAGATGAGTTGTCTCACTATCAAGACGACCAATCAGAACGAGGAATTGAATACGCTGGCTCTCTCTCTGCTCAAGAGGAAGTGTCCAACGATGAACTCGCCAGGGCCCTTGATCCATCAGACCTGCTCACCCTAAGGGAGCAAGACACACCAGCTTTAAAGCGTAACAACTTCTGGTATGTGGACAAGAAACGCAACGACAAGGATTGATACACACGCTATCTCTTAGCCAACGGTAACGAGCGCATCGTCACCGACGACGAGATGCAATCCAATCCGTGGTTCGCTTACCAGAGAAACCTATCCGATGCACGGGAGGACGGAGATATGGATGAGTACAATCAACTCAAACAAGAGTGGAAACAATCTCACGATTCTCTTCATCTTAATGAGTCCAATGCGGACACATCAGAGCAATGCTTCCTTAAGATGTGAACAAAACTTTATTGAGATGCAATTACTTTACCAAGTAATCTATTGAAGTTAATAAAAGAACATAGACATCTTAATAAAAAGAATTGAATGTCAATGTCTACGGCACGACGACCTAAGGAACAATACAAACTTATATCTTATTTGGATATGTTTCAGTCACCTATAAAACAACTACTAAAACTACAAACAAAAATCAAACTTGTAAACATAAACAATAAAACAATTGCTATCTTATAGTTCAAATGTAATTGATTCAAAACAATTACAATAAACTATAAACAATTAAAAGTTTCTTTTATTCTTTTCTTAAATTAAAATGTACAAACTTACAGACAACAACAATCAACTCTTCGTTACCGTAACATCAACCTTCACTGACAAAGATACAGGTGATGTAAAAGAATTCAACAACAAGTACAAAGTTGCAACTGGCGTTACGAGAGAGACCATCACTGAATGGCTCGACAATCAGAACCCAGACTTCCTAAACAAAAACATCAAAGACTACTTGCTTCCCGCTTGAATCGTTACTGAATCAGGGAACAAAAAATTGATTGGAGATATGCTAAACCAAATAGCATAGTCTACTAACCTACTACCAGAGGGACGGGCGACCAGCTCGTCTCTCTTTTTTTTTATATCTTTCCAATCTCATCTATGTCAATAGTAATACTCTTGTGTATAATAGTTTGACTTATAAACTATCGTATAATGTTCTTGCAATACAAACAACATTGCTTACAACAAGCGAGAAGTAACTATCTACGGGACGCGTGAAAAAAAATAATTAAAGATACGAAGCGACAAGAAGAATGTCGCAACTATCTTATCCCTTATGTGTCGGGTCCCACAACCCAACACATACAATAACATAAAGAACTCTTTGTGTGATAGGAGCGACATCGTCACACCCCGCATATTTATTTATCTTATCCGCTTGTGTCACTGCGACGATGTCCTGTCACACATGAAACATCTAAGATCTAAGTAGTTTTTATTTTCATTATCATTTCCCCATGTGAATCTTCACCTGACAAATCAATGTTAATGAGGCGTTGTCCTACATTAATACAGAGTTCTTATCTAAGATCAAAGAGGGCATGGTCATCACCAAGGACTACGCCCTAGACCTGGGAGCGAGATACTCACAGTATGCTATAACAATAGATGTAGTCATGGCAATAGTACGATGAACTCTTTTTCTTACAGCACTTTTGCTATTGAAGAAAATGTTTAGACGATGCAAGCATATCAATTCAAAAGCAGATTATGAAAACGAATGAGTTGCATATGTTATGTTCGTAGTTCAATTCGTTGCTATGATTTGATTCTTTGTATGAGCCATTACTAATGTAATGGATCTAGTCAAACGAAAGTTCGTACCTGAAGTTCAGATGTACCAAGTAATCATGGACATCAAGAATGGTAACACAACTAGCAATGATAGATAATCTATCTCTCATCAAACCACTACTCAAGTGGGACGGGCCCGAGCAGTTCTACTTCATACAGATCATCGTACGCAAGAAAGATATAGCTGGTATGCAAAGTAACAACAGGGTTATCAAAGATTACTATGTATACTCAGAAGAATACTTAGACAAAGTATATCCAGAGATACAGAAACTATGTAAGCTCTTTGATGCACGTGCATACATCAGACTATCAAGACGCGACGCGGCTGAGATAGCTAAGGATCTTATTGTTCTGGTAGGCGAAGCCTTCAGGAACAACAGCTTCCAGCATCTACGCAAGATCTATTCAACTGCAGTTGGACAGAACCTTGGGTTAGATAAGCTATGGATCATTGACCTGGACTGAACAGACACATCGTCGGCAGCTAGGATCACTGAAGCAATCAATGTCTTACAACCGACAGGCATAACCAATAAAGTTGTGACTACTATACCAACTAAGAATGGTATACATCTAATCACAACTCCGTTTGATTTGATGAGGTTCCAAGACAATGGCTTCCATAAAATAGATGTACACAAAAACAATCCAACACTTTTATATTGTATGTAACAACTATGCTATGATACATAGTAAAGATACTCGATTGTCCTAAGGTATCTAGTCCAAGTGGACGGCCGCATTGAGTAGGCGACTACGGACAAGTAACTAAGACATCACCACTATCGGTAGAGGTGAAGACAGCAGATGGTGCATGCATCCGATATCTCAAATGAGAAGTCGAAGTCTACTCACGCACGCCTATTGATCTTATCCTGATTGGTGGTAAGTCTTTGCCAGTCAAGCAAGCAGAGCTTGATGATTTTTATTCTCTTAATAAATTATCCACCATGGAAACACAATCACTAGAGCAACTTAAGTTCAACAAGTATGTTGAAGAAAACGAATGAGACATCGTCGACTTGAGTGAATCAATCGATGCTAAGCTCGAAGATCTTAATGACTTAGGCCACACATGCGGTGACCTATACATCACAGTTAAGACGCAGTCGGCAGCTATGTCCAATGCATTCAAAGAATGCAACAAAGAACGCTTGATCAAACATCAAAACATTCTTAAAGTTTACGATGATCTATTCGCATCAAAGGAATACGCAGCGTTAGTTGAAGCAACTAAAGCATTGGATAGAAAGATAGTTATCGATAGTTATCTTATTGAGTTGTGATTTATATTCTAATAACTATCATCATGAACAAGACAATCATTAAAGAGATCAAGTTTATCTTGGACAAACTAATGGACGACGGGGACGACGACCGCTTAGGCGGAGCATCCCGAACTCTAGTCTATAACCTAGACAAATTAGTTTGGAACTACCACAAAGATAAAGCGATAGCATTATGAATGACGACAAGTAAAGCTTGACGATTCATGGAACTATCAAGACAAGAACCTCTTGTTCAATACACAAGAGACGCAGTCGAGATCCTGGTTGATGTAGCATCACATGCTAACAACCCAACTATCTTCGCAGCCACAGCCTTATGTGATATCTATACTAAGGCATTGGATAAATTCTACGACGAGATAGTACAAGCAAGTGCGTAATAGTATTATATAGAATGGACTGTATGAGACAGTCCATTCAGTTATCATGCTAGCACGTGATAAATATTTTATTTTATTATTTATTATTCCCATGGAAACAAATCTAATGAAAGTCTCTATTGCAAAACTCTGAACTTCAATACAAGAAGTTGAGATAGCAGTATGAGCGACAGCAATGGACGCTCTAAGAAAAGCAGGATTCAATCTTGATTGAATAGTTTCAATTAAAAGAAACTGAACAGTCATCGCTCTTGATGCAGCTTTAACAGCAGAAGATGTCTTGCTTGTATCAATAACTAAGGTGAAAGGTTGACTCGATGAGCCAACTGCAACCGAAACTCCAGTCAATGTATTGAAGTTATCTTTCCACATCGTGAAAGAAAATCAACCAGAAGTTAATGGACAAGTAGCATTCACAGACGACATGTCTACGTTCGACATCATCAAACAAGTCATGAATTCTAAAGGAGTTTCATTAAACGACTTCAAAGAAATCAAAGATGCAGAAGGTAACGCAGTTACATTCTCAGACAAACTTGTTGACGGTGGTTCATACAAAATCGTTATCTCTGATACTCCAGCAGGATCAGAAGACGAAGACGATTATGAAGAAGACGATTCTTAATAAGCTTTTCTCTAGGTTTTACTTCCCCGAAAATCTAGCGTGTGGTTGTACATGCAACTCGATAACCCTGGTACGATAAGCCAGGGGTTTTCTTTTACTTTAATTTTAATAGTAGATGTTCATACATGAAGACTTCAAAGAAGATCTCAAAACATTAAGGGCTGACTTACAAACTAAGTTCGCTTTCCCAGCGGACGGAGTCGACAGTCTACCTAATGAGAAGATCATCGAAAAACTTAGAGAGATATTCTCAGGTGAACGTAACCTACATAATCACAGGTTAGTCTCTGATACCTGACAAGATTATTATATTAATTTAATTCTAGATAATGTTGTATCAATAGATGATTCATTCATTCGACTAAAGGATTGACTGTTCAGACGAACTGGTCTAACGGATTTAATTAATACAATAGAACAGGAATCAACTGAAGCTGAACTCTTCAAACCTAATAAGGTATGCCGCGTTTGTTCATCAGACAAACTCAGAACATTAAGTCTCACAACAATGAGAGATTATATCTGAAGGCATTACAAAGTAATTACCTATCATAAAGACGAGCTCCCTGAGTGAGTATTAGATAGTATGATTCATATCTATACATCCAGACAACGCAGACTTGTATACGTACAAGATGCATACGAAAACTGGTATTCAATACCACAATGTACATTAGTTCCTACATCAATCAAAGACCTTGTCGCTCATGAAAGAAAGATCATGCTAGAGAAAATCATTTATGATTTACAAGACAATGCTAAATTCAAACTCGAAGAGTTGTCTAATGAATACTCTGAGAAACTCAGAGAGTTTATGGAGGCAAGCAAAAAGCTTGAACAGAATATGACATCAGACTACACACAAGAAGCGGAACGCATCTTGGAGATCCAACTCAATGTTAAATCTATTCTTGAAAAGAATGAACAGATAACTGATGTTAAATATATTATGGGTAAAGAACTCATAATCGAAACTGTTCCTCTATTCTGTGGTGATACTAAGCTACCAATAGGTAGATATAGAATCACAATACCATTGAAGGAATGGAACCCTAAAGCAATTAATATGGATATAGGTAAAGATAATGGTTACCAACATCCACATATACAATCCAACTGATCATGTTGTCTTGGTGAATACATATCACCTATGAGAACATCATTCAGCAAACAAGATTATATTACTCTTGCTGGATTCTTTATCGAGTTTCTCGAATCGTTAAACGAAAATAGTGTATATCAATCAATGGAGAACTGGCAACAAAATAATTACAAGAGATTCATTCCTTATCTTGATAAGCAACCTAAGGTAGCGAAGCAAGTTAATGGTGAAGCACCAAGCATCATCATCATAGATGATCCAGAAACCACATCTGAATCAGAACCTGAACCTGAATTACGCGTATCATATAACTGACCATTGGATGAAGCAATTGCTGTTGCTAATGAAGAAACAGCATCATTACAATCTGCTCTTGCTCAAAAAGAATTGCAAGAAAGAATTGCACAAGCAGACTCAGATCGCATCGATAGAGAGCAAGACGAACAGATGCAAGCTGAAGAGCATCCAGAAAACGACGATGCTTATACTGAAGCAAATACACCAGCAACATTTTAATTCTTTTATATACTCATGGCTAGACCTAAATTAAAAGTTGCTGTACTTATCTCAGGATATGTAGCTCAACTTATTGACAGACTCCACGAGGAGTATCCTAATACAGAGCGAAGCGGGATTGCTAGGATAGAGAAACGTGAAGGTCATTACTTAGTAACTGACATTCGTTTCCCTAATCAATCAAACACCTGAGGGAACACCGAGATCAAGGACGGTTGATTAGAATCTTTGCTAGAAGATATCTTCACCAACAATCCTGAACAACTCCACGAACGAAAGGTTCGAGTTCACTCTCATCATTCAATGTGAGTCTTCCGATCAGGTACAGATGCTTCAGCAAAAGCATCATTCAATGATGGTAACATGGATTACCGATGGTCAATTGTTACAGCTTACAAAGCTAACTCCATCACATATAAGTGTGCATTGAACGTATTCAAACCAGCCAATATAGAATTCGATGTACCAATCAAAGCAGAAGAATTCAATCTTGAAGAATACTTATCGCTTACTATGCCTGACTATCTCACATATAAAAAGGCATACGATAATCTCACCGCTCAGAAAGACGCGGCGATGGAAGAATATAATCAGCCTTATGTGCCAACAGAAGCTGATGTAATTACACTTATAAATATCTTCAACGTCGAAGACAACGAAGACAACCGCGCATCTTGTCTTGAGATTCTTGAAAAGAATTCCAAAGGACAAAAGAAAGCGTGAGCACATCGTATCATTGAGACATACAATGATGAATGTGAAGAATTATTAGACTTCTTTGGTTGAGATATATTCGCAGACAAACTCATAGAGTTGGCTGATTCAATAGAAGCTACTAGAATATATCCAGTATATAACCCACATCAAAAAACATCGTTTGGTACTGATGGTTATCCTGATCCATTGCCTGGACAAAGATGATTGTTCGATCCAGAACAATCTAAACCAGACAGACCAGGATCAAACTCAGCAATTTTAAATCATTACTGATATCCCGATGACCGAGACTAATAAGGAAAGATATCATAACCAGCTAGATATAATCAATCCGCTCTTCGAGCAGACTAAGGTCGTTGTGATAGGAGCGGGTTGAATTGGTTCCACTACTATCATGTGCCTAGCACAGATGTGAATCAAAGACATCACAGTAATAGACTTCGACACAGTCGAAGATCATAACCTCGCGTCTCAATTATATAAGGAGACTGATGTTAATAAAGTTAAAGTGCTTGCACTCCAAGAGAATGTATTAGCATTCACTGGGATAACTATTCAAACCATCAGTTCAAAGTTCAGACCAGAGATGGTCAAAGACGCAGACATCGTTATCATTGGTGTAGACAACATGGCTACACGCAAGGAAGTGGTCGAGTCACTCACCACTAAGACCAAGAGATTCATCGATGGTCGCATGCAATGAGAAGCATTCGAATTACATATGTTCATACCAGTATTCGAGACACCATTGTATATGAATACGCGGTACCCAGACAGCGAAGCTTCCCCAGAAACTTGCACCAACAAAGCCGTATCATATAATACATTTGCTATTGCTTCTGTCATATCTAGAGTCGTAGTCGGCATCATCAAAGATGATCCAGCTATCATGAAGAAGACAAACATTCAAGTTGATTTACATAACTTAATCATTTCATAATGCGAGTACTCAGAGACTGGGGTAATTGATATGATGTCTATGTTCACATCAAACTATTCGATTCGCTTGATGATGCCATCAAAAAATGGAAGATAATGCTCAAGCGTGATCTCATTGCTATATTTTACAATGACGAGAATAGAAATACTGAACTCGGTATTGAAAATTTATTAAAAGAAATCACATTAGAACATGGTTGAAAACTAGTAGTAGAGGATTGTTATTCCATCTACTATGATCCAGACAAAATGAATTATTCATATTACGATTACAATGATGACTATGAATCTCATATGGATATCCTTGATTTACCTATAACTTAAACCTCATGCATTCACTTTACTTTGTTATGTTCGAAAAAGAAAGAGCTGTTTCAGCTGGCGTAGCAGGCTGAGTTGCTGGTAATATTTTAGATGATGAATGATTTTGTAATACATGATTTTTCTGATCAGGCAGATCAGATCGATATGAGATCGGCGGACGCCGAAAAGGATTGTTTGAACAGTTGTTTAATCCTGATCTTAATCTTACAAATATATCTTCTATCGCTACATCAGCGATACTCATCACTGATGAACTACGTCTTAAATTTTGTATAGAAGAGCGAAGCGATGTTCAAATTTTTGATGCTGATAATTATGACGAAATCTGTGTTAAAGATTTAAGATCACAACATAACAATAAGCGACTTGTTATTGTAGATTATCATTGTTAATTTTATATTGTAATTATTATTATGAAACTTTATAAATGTAAAGTTATCAACAACGAAATATTAGACGAGCTTGTGCGAGCAGAAGATCTCAAGACATTGAAATCTAATTTGCTATTAGCTAAGAGATGACTAGTTGGTTACAACGAGATCTTATTTCCTGATTGATTTGATAATTATTATGAGCTAGAAAAGCGATGTAATATCAATCAATTATTATTGATCACTATTTGCGAATGATTTCATATAAGAGACTTAGGAACTACATTAGCATGATATGCATATATCATTCCACCACATCTTAAATGAAAACTCTGACCAGAGACATATAAAAAGGAATGAGCATATATGCTTGATTTCGATATGATTAGTTGAATATCATGAAGGTATCAAGCATTAATCGTAGCGGAAAAGAAAGCGGCAGTCGAAGAAAAACAACGCATTGTTTCGTTAGCTGCAGCCAATTCAAAAAAGAAAAAGAAAACTAATTAATCCACCACACCTACAGCAATGTAGGAGATTATAGGAAAGTAGTTTTATTATTTAATTTATTATATTATGGATGATTCTAAAAGAGCATTAACATTTTGAGAAAAAGCAGTTTGATTAACTTTCAATCCTAGTGGAGATGCTGGAGTACAAAAAATTAAAGAATTGTATGCACAAATTATTGACCTTATGGATGAATTAAGAAACTCATCAGCCGCCGAAGCACACACAGAACATAAGAGACTTGCTAGTATAGCAATTACAGAAGCACAAACAGCTCAAATGTGGGCAGTAAAGGCTATCACTTGGAGAGATTAGTAACCATTCTCCTACAGCAATGTAGGAGATTATGGAAGTTCGTACCACGATACGGCGTGGAGTATACGCAGTGTGGAAATAGCTCACCGAGTTAGTGAAAGCCTAACAACTTCCCGATTATATATTACACCTTTTAATTTCTAACCCACCTGATGACAGCACAAGCAACAATAGATGAGATGGTAGAAAAAATATGATATATCAAACGATATTCTGACACCAGATATTTTGACTGGGAAGATGTAAAAAAAGAGCTAAAAGCCATCATCACGAAGCATCTGAAAGCAATCTCGCAAGTAGAGGAAGATAAATATAAGATAGCAAAAGATATATTGGAAGAATTCAAACAAGCAGAAATAGACTATAAACCATATACGATAACATATAACGATTGGCTTGATAGCA